AGGACCAGCTCGACGCCGGCGGCGTCCGTCGCGATCGTCTGGACCACGCGATGGAGAGTCGGATTGTCCCGCTCGATCTCACCTAGAGGCCCAGCGTCAACCGGAGGCTCTTCCATGGCCTGGAAAAGCCCAGCCAGGACTCCGGATGCATAGACCTCGGATGGTGAGGGGGAGCTTCTGAAGAATGCCCTAACCCTATCTCGGAAGCCCACTTGCGCACGTTCCCATACCCCTCATAGTCCGGCGTATACAGACAACCCTGGCTTTTGGCAAGTGCATTACCAAACACCAAGATCGCTGAACTCCCCCTCGTCGACTCGAATGAACCGCCGGATCTGCTCATACCAAAGCCAGTAGGCCATCACAAAGTCGCTCGTGTGGGCCAATGGATCCCAGCTCAGGAAGCCGGTGATCAGGTCGCTGATATGCCGATCGGGCACCCCATCCTCACTGCAAGGCAACCTCACACGCTCGTGCTCGAAATCAGCAGCCAGCGCCCTGATCCCGACCATGGGGTCATACTTCTTCGGCCCCGTGTAGTGCGAGTAGATCCTGATGTTCTCGAACTCTCGATCCGTTGCCCCAAGGGATTTCATCATCTCCCTGTTCTGCAACACCTGATGGACGTATCCCTGACATGCATTATTCTCGACACGGAAGCCGTAATGTTGGGCCCCGTACAGTCGGAGCACCTCCAGGATCTGTTTGGCGATCTCGTTGATCTCCCAGCGCCCAGCACGGATGTCCAGAATCTCCTTGATGTTTCCGTCGACTGTCCCGGTCACGATCACCGTTTTATCGCCGGTCTCTCGCTTTGTAAGAGCAAGATCAACTCCAGAGACCACAGCGAGTTGTGGCGATACGTTTCGACCGAGGTTTAATCCGCGGCCCATATTCTTCGCCTTGTCGAACATTTCACTGCGGAACACGGCCAGACTGCCGCTGCTGCTGACACAACGATATTGTCTGTCAAATTCCATCGACGTCATCTGCTTGCGCTTCAGCTCGAGGCGCTCGGGCGGAAATCCATATACGTGGCCAGTCGTGGGATCCTTGTACGTTTCTGGCCACAGTCCGTCCATCGCATCGAAGCGGAAATAGCGATAGCCCTCCATATTTCTGAGCTGGGCCCTGGCGTCCTCCACATGCCATGGAGTCCCGATGTCGATCACGAACCCCTCCTGGAGCACGCGATTCAGCACCGTGCTTTCCAGGATGCTCCAGAGTTTCCGGCGCTGCTCGTGGGTATAGGTGTTGTCGAAGTCCTGGATGTCATCGAGGATGAGACCAGAGAAACGCCTACCGATGATCATTCCGCCAATTCCGACGGCCAGCAGCGTGGGATCTTTCAGCGAGGTGTTGCCACGCTCGATGGTCACATCGGTCTTCGTGTTCTGCTTCAGCTTCAGGTTGGGGAAGACCTCGTGCAGCCTATCGTTGTGCATCAGATGCTGGCGAATCAGCTCGAGGCAGCGAATCGGATGGTCGATGCTGTTGGAAACGATGGCCAGCGTATGATAGGGGTTGTTGCCGATCAGCCAGAGCGGCCTGGCCACGGACATCTGGAAACTTTTCCCATGCTCGACAGGCGCATCCAGACACAGGTGTTGATGCGTGTTGGCGAGATTCTGAAGTTTCCTGTGGAAGGGGTGCTGCTTCACCCCCAGGACGTACTCGATGAATGTGTTGATGTCGACGCGGCAGCGTTCAATCAGAATCCTCTTCTGGATCTCCAGATCCAGTTCCATCACTTTCCTGCGCGTCGCCTCCAACATCTCCTTCGGCATCCTGGAGGATTTTGAGTAGCTCGTCCCTCCTCCGTACAAGCTCATCCGTGCTCACGCTTCCTTGCTGCTCCGTTGTGCCCTCTTCCTTGGACTTCTGTTCCTTCGTCGGGCTGATGGCTCTGAAGATGACCTCCGCTGCCCTGAGACTGTTCGGCCCCCTCTGCGAGGCCAGCTCTGCCATGACCGTGAAGATGTCCCCGATCTTCCTGTAGACAACCTCCCTGGCCAGCCAGACACGCTCCGAATCGATCTGATCGAGCTCGCCCCTGAAAGTCTGGTCCGATAGCCAGGAACTCAGCATCCTCCGGGGGGCCCCGATTTGATCCATCAGCTCCCTGGGGGCCTCGTTGGACTTTCTCGTCCGATAGGCCTCGATGAACTCGCGCCTCTTCAGAGTCTCATCGAACTCATCCTTCACACCGGGACCCTCCAGCCTTCTTGGTGAAATATGTACGCATCCGAGAAAGTCTGCACGGCGGGGGCGAATGTTTGATCCTCTATTCCAAGGTTCCAAATGTAATCGATGATCTCTCGCCATGTGCCGTGCGTACCCGGGACCGGACCACCAGTGGTCGTGGCCCAGTAATAGGTTTGCCCAACATCGGTCCCGCCACTCGGGTTCACTCCAAGAACGATTCTAACACCACTTTCGCCAACACTGTCCAGATCAGCCTTCGATTGGATGAGAGTCTTGGCGGCATTATCCTTTCTGAAGAAGTGTTCCACATATCGATTCTGCAAATCTGAATACGAATAGACCTCTGCCGTTGGAGTACAGTTCGCCCACAACGTGTTCTTCTGCGTGCTCCACTCACCCGCTCTAGGGAGCGTTGTTTCGAATTGGTTTGTGGCAAAGTATTGAAAACTCGAGAGGAATTCTTTCCAGGCCGGTACATAGAGAGCAGACCATCCGGCGCCATAGCTGTTGTACGCCGTTCCCTTGTACGGAGCATACAGACAGTTGTCATATGCAAATCCGTCTACAGTGTATTTCCCGCTCGAAAGATATTCCGAGTCGAGGGCATCATAATAGGTCTTTATGTAGGCCTCGACATTATCTCCCTCATCCACAAACGCCAGGTCACTTATATCTACGTCCCATGTGTGACCCCCAGTCGTCGCCGCCGATGGCAAGCTGTTGTGAACTGGAGTATGCGGACACGCGACGTATCCGGCTGGATATGTCGCCCCGCACGGTCCACCGCTTTGATTGCTCGTTTCATATTTATCGATGGCCGTGCATCCATAGCCGTTTGTGCCACCACCACATCCGCTGGCACTGTCAGCATCAAGAAAAAGTAATTGTGCCCTCTGGAATGTGTATACGATCTGATGCACATTGCTCCAGTGCGGGGCCTGGCTAATTGATTCATGGTCGCTCCATAGAACCACGCGTGTGTCGACCTTGCTCCTCGATTTGATCTCCTGGATATGCTCCCCGGCAGGCCAGTGACCCAGCGCGACCACATCCAACATCGAGGCCAGATCAAGAATCGCCTCTCCTTTGAAATAGACAGATGTCAGGGTCTCCTGGATCTCATCATTTGGATCTCCGCCACGCCCCAATATCCGATTGATCAGAGCATCACGCCAGACGAGCCAGTTGTATCCCTTCCGCATCGAGGAGCTCGCGAATGTCGGGTCTGCGTAGTTCGTTGGATTGCCCTGATCGAATGTATACCAAATGATCCCAAAGAGCGGCAGCCTCCGCCCGACACGCTTCCCGCCCCGGCCAAATGGATCCTTGCTCCCGGGCCATTCCGGACGCTCCATACGGATCTGTGGCTCGGGCTCCACGCGCCACTGTTTCTCGTACCAGACGATATCGCGCTGCATGATGCTCCAAAGCAGGTGGGGCCCTGAAAAGCAGGGCCCCACCGCAGGCCCAGACGAGGGGTGTTATCCGGGCCCGATGCCTGCGTATTCGTAGTTGAAGATCACAAAGCCGCTCACTGCCTCGGCCCTGCCCTTCTTGACGTACCTGTGAGCCATGTCTCCCGGGCTCACATATTGATCCGGATCGATTTGATTCCCCAACATCTCGATCTCAACCCCTATCGGAAAGAGCACCGGATCACGCATCCATCCGATGTGCCACGTCTTCACCCCACCATCGAACGGGCCACCGATGAACTTGGCTGCGGCGATGAGCGTACCGTTCCTCTGCCTCTGCCGCATCGTGTTCTCCTCTCATCCAACACCATATCCGGCGACGATTTCCCAGTTGCCACTCGCTCCAGTCCCGCCATTCGAACGGATGACGATCGAGTCGCCGCCAGTCATAGACCCGCCATAGCTTGAAACGCCCTCGATGAGATTGCTGCCGTTCGGCGTTATCGTAAGCGTATTAGATGCGATCTTTTTGATGATGTATTCCTTCCCATCCTTGATCGCAGAGGCGTCAGTGGCAGGCAGATTCAGGGTGAGGTTCCCGGCGCTAGTATCTGCATAGATGTAGTGATCCGTCGAGAGGATGGTATATGGACTCGCGGCGGTAGTGACCGCCGTCCTCGCGTATGCCTGACCCTTCGATCGAGCCGGAGCCTCCACAGTCAGCAGATCGTTGTAACTGGATGTTGCTGCTCCATAAACCATCTGATCAGAGTCTGGATCGTAATGTGAAACAACCACTGTCCCCGTAGACGATTCCTCTAGCAGTTCCGTCGTACAGTTCAAGGTGACGTTTGCCTCGAGCCGCGCCCCACTGCATGTCGCTCTTAGGCGAATGCCGTTCGTGGATCCAACGATCACGTTGCGCAATATGCGCGGATCTGTGGTCGATCCACCGCTAGACCCGCCGACATAGATGCCGTTCACACAATTCACCACAAGATTCTCTGCCACTACCATGTCGAGCGAATCCTGTCCGGAAGCCCCCTGCGGCAAATAGATCCCGATGATCGTGGCATCGAATACCTTGTTGCGAACGATGTTCGCCTCAGAAGACGTACAGTGAATAGACCTAACGCAACCGTGGACCTCATTCTCAGAGATTAGAACGATGCCACCAGAATCGACCGCACTGGTATTTGCGGTCCCGATGACGATTCCGCCCTCTGTCGTACTCGCATCGGTGTTGCACCCGTGGACATAATTCGAAACGATCTCGATGTCTTCTAGCTGGGATGGAATCCCATAGATTCCACTCTCGGTGCAATCGCGGATGGTGTTCTTCTTCGCAAGAGTCCGATATGTGGTGGCGTCTGAACGTCCGACGTAGATCCCCTTGCCGTCGACTCCCTGGATGTAGTTGTCCTCGATGACAACATCCTCGAGCGCATCCTCACTGGCAGTGCCGCTCGATAGATACGGTGCGACCACAATCCCGGCGGATGGAGAGCCCGAAGCAGAAACATCGTAGATCGCGTTGCGCCGGATGATACCCTTCGATATCCCAAAATAGATCCCACGCCCAGCCGTTCCCTGGATATAGTTGTCCTCGATGACGTATCCATCCCAGTTCGTACTCGCTCCAGTATCTGGGCTGACGCCGGACTGGATTGTCTCGGTGAAAAGAATCGCCGCGTTGATGCTCCCACCGGACGTATTGCAGTTCACGAGTTCATTTCCGCGAACCACGATGTGCTCCGTATCCTGGGTAAGTCCACCGATTCCGTATGACTTGATGTTCTGGATCTGATTGTTCAGGATGTAGATGTGTGAGTTACCGCGATCGACACCAATCCCCGGAGCATACGTCGTTCCCCATTCCGCTCCGGTCGACGCGACCGGATTCAACCCATATGCACCGTCTAGCTCGTTGGAAACGATGTGGAGATACTTCACGTCTGGATGGATCTTGTAATGTGCCTCGCCAGATCCGCGAGAGACATTTCCAGTCACGATGATGTGCCGACAGAAATTAGAGATATCGACAGCATGGCGGGAACGAATAAACGTGTTGTTGTTGATGACGCAGTGCGTGGATCGTCCTACCGTGACACCCCTGCCACTGCCATACATATTGCTTGGATCGTGGCAGTAATTGCTCGAGATGAGGGCGGCCGTGGAGTCGAAGATACGGACAGCGTCCTGCTGGCAGCTCTCGAACTCGACACCCTTGCAGTAGCCGCCCACAGAATACTTGAACCGCACGCCAGCATTCCCGATCTCTGGGTCGCTCGTGTCTCCGTTGGATATTTTCCCGGGACCAACGATCCCAGAGCGAAGGATCGGAGTGAATGGCGATGCGCTTGGGGCCACGGTGGACAAAGTCGCATAGGAATCCGCCAGTGGCCACTCCAAGATCAGAATGTTCCCGACCTTCGATCTGACGCGATTGATCTCCCAGTGGTCATAAAAAGATCCGCCATAGTATCGGTCCTGATTGTCCTTCACCATGATCCAGTCATCTACAGCAAAATTCGACGCCGTGGTCACGGTGATCGAGATATCACCGGCGGATGGATCTGCGGTCAAATCATCGAACGATGCCGGGGCGGTCCCGCTGAATAAAATCGGCTCGATAGACGTGCCGGTTGGATCCTTCTCTACGTATGCCCCGCTCCCGAGAATGACCTTCACATTGTCTGCGGAGATGTTGATTTCGTCCTGCAGTGTCCAGTGCCCATTCAGAACGACATTCATGGACTTGGACAGAGTCACGCTGGAATTTACGATGTATTCTCCTGGCTCGGTGACCAGCGTGCAGCCGGCCGGGGCATCGGAAAATGCCGAGGAAAGCTTTGAGGCGATGTCGCTCCCAGTGCCAGCAATCAGGCCAAAGCGCCTGGCCGGAACCATAACCGAGGTGAGAGCAGTAGCACCGTCTACGATCGTGGTCATGGGCTCGTCCTATACTTCACAACGGCTGTGAACGAGTACACGGTGCCAGATTTGGCGGTGATGTTCATCCAGAGGAAGTTATCGGCTGCGACATCGGGGATCTCGACGGTGATGCTCTCGGGCGTGGTGCTCGTGGTGGAGCTCGCAGAGTCGACCAGATCCGATCCGCTCGACGTCATATCATTCCCGAATTCCATCGAGAACGATACCGAGGGGCTCGAGGTCCCGTTCAGATAGACCAGAACCTCGGTGACCTCAGAAGCCTTCGAGAAGTGTCCAATGAAAATAGGGGCCGTGGTGACCACGGGATCGACAACAGTCTTCTCCATCAGCAGAAAAGGACTCACAGCCTCCTTGCGCGTCCCGCCCTGCCACTCGATCCACTCTTCGGCAAGGTTGATGTCTGGGCTCCCCATACCGCACCTCTCCCTAACCCGAATCGTCCCAACAAGTTGGCGCTTCTGTCAAGCGCACTACTCGACATGGGGCTTCTCGTTTCGATCTTCAGGAGCCATGAACAGTTCGAACTCCCTGATACCCAGAGCCTGGGAAAGAGAGAGAATCGTTGCTGGATGCGGAATGCCACCCTTGCCGCTCTCGATCGTGATCACAGTCTGCCTCGAGACGCGGGCTGCTCGGGCAAGTCCACTCTGCGAGTACCCCTTCACCTTCCTCCACTCGGACAGGAAGATCTTCGTGGGAACCGCACGCCTGGGCCGATTTGCCACCGCCCCGCCTCCTGGTTGAACGCCACAAATTCCGTTTCGTTTTCGGGGGGAAGGAAAAGACTACAGAGCAAGCAGCCAGTTCTCTTCGCCCCCCGAAAACGAGAAAGACGGGCCCCCTGTGGTGGAGCCCGTCCTCTTCAGTCCGCCGGCGCCATTTCAACCGTCCTGCGTAGGAGTGAAGGGATTCCCTCCGTGCTGGATATCGTCCAGCAGCTCCCCGTAGGTGTTGAAATCGGCACCGCCCTTCTTGGGCACCTTCACCGATTCCTCCGGTTCCTCCGGAAGATCATCGCTCAGATTGATGCCCTGGACCGATGCCTGGAGCTTCAGAGTGGCGGCAGCAAGACCCTTCTGATAGGCCGCCGTCAGATCATCGACTTCTCGCTGAAACTGCCTGGCGATCTCATCAAACGACGCCACCACCACCACCACCCATCACACTAGGCCGTCGGGGGAGGAGTCAGTGCAGCCGTCTTGCTGTACTGCTGGATGCTCGCGATGGCGGAGGCCAGATCGGAGAGCTGCTTAGCCAGATCCCCGCGCTGGGCCGCTGCGATCCCCAGACCCTCGGGCACGTCAACCGTGTCCATGGACTCCAGAGACTTCGCCAGAGCCTTCTCAGCCAGAATCTGCAGTCGATTCTGATGGCCAAGAGCGTTCTGGACGGCGAGTTCGCTCATCGTCTTGAAGTTGCTATTCGCAACACTTTCAACGATGTCTGCATTCAGAGCCACGATCGCACCTCCTGTGCTGAATGAGCCCATTCTCTATGGCTCGTTCGGATGCTTAGAGTTTTACACCCCTCCTGTCAAGAGCCCTTCGCCGCAATCATCACCATGGCGATCCGCAGATCCGCAAAGGATCCGTACAGACCAGCCGCCCGGGCCAGATCGCTGGCGTCCCAGCCATCCTTCCCAAGCCTCGAGAGGGTCCCCATGAAGAGATCGTCGACGTCCCGCCTCACGGCGTTCAGATGGGCCTCCACTTCGGCCAACTGCTTGCCCTTCTCGGGCACGGATTCGTTCGGCATCACGTTCCTCCTCGTTCGTCCCTGAACCAGGCCAGAAGATCTCCTACATACTGAAAGCCGCTCTGGAGCGCCTCCCAATCCGTGGATCGCTCCATCTCCTCCTGCGCCTCGGGAGAGATCCGGTTTATGGACCCCTGGGCCAAACGCAAGACCATGTCCAGGCCCCTCGCCCTGATAGTCGTCAGGTATGGTCTGCTCACGTTTCGTCTTCGTCGCTGCATGGAATCCCAAAGACTATCTTCCCGAGCGCCTTCCAGAGTTCCTCTGCGACATGAGGTGAGTAGTCGTCGCTCACCTCGGAGAATAGCTCCACCGTCAACTCGTCCAGGCCCCGGTCCCTCAAAGTCAGAACGAAATAGGCATCAGAACCCAGGACACTGTCAACCGCTTCATCCTTCTTTGGCTTTTGCATTGGCCTCCTTGTATTCGGTGTAATCGAATGACCATTGGGCCACAGCCTTCTCCAAATCCCTGGCGATGATGATCCGAACCCTCGTCTCGATCCCCAGCAACATCAACTTGTACGCCAGGGTCGCAGCCTTCTGGGCACTGGTGAAACAGTTGTAGATCCCGCCAGTCTCCCGCTCCAGAACCACATACAGGTTCCTGAACTCGGGCTTCGGCTTCTCGCCTAGATGGCTCTCTCTTCGTTTCTCACGTACCAATTTCTTGGCCTCGTATCTCTTGTTTTCCCATCGTTATACCACGAGATGAGCTGTTGAAAAACACGCCTCGGGATTTCGATCTGCTCATACCTCTCGCCATCCTCAAAATCCTGGGCCCACAGAAGCACCGATCTCGGCAATACCTGGAGACCCCAGTTCCAGATCACCAAATGGTCTCGGCGCAAAAGAGCAATGTCCTCGAGCGTCTTCGCATCCTTGGGACGAAGACGCAAAGGAGTGGGGGACCCCCCGCTTGGACGAGACCGTTCCCGGGGCGGAACGGGATCGCGCTTTCCACTTTGTCCCGCCATCAGGACCCCCACCTCCCACTCATAAACGGATGCCAGAGTCTCTCATCTCACGCTTCACACGAGATACCGTGCCCACGGAGACATTATGCGCCCGGGCGATCTGCAGCATGGTGCCACGATCCTTCGCGATCAGCACCTTTTCTGTCCAGTCGATCCGCTTTGGTCTCTGGCCCTTTCTCCCGTTATTCTGCTGCAGCATCGTGTCCCCAGGGGTCCCGAGCCGCAGATGATACGGATTCGCACAGTGAGTGTTGCGGCATCTGTGACCGACAACCTCGCCACGCTTCAGCTTTGTGCCAGTGAATACCTGATACATCAGACGGTGGACGAGCTCGTACTTGCCGTTCCAACTGATCTGATGATAACCGCTCGTGCATGGCGGCTTCTGAACCGACCAACATTCACCCTTCCCCCTCACGTCTATAATGTCCAGAAGCCTTTCGAGGTTCGTCGGTTTCCTCGTATGATTGGCCATCTTTACAGCCCCTCCTTCTTTCTACCGAAACAAAGCCTTCACCGACCCCCATGTGGGAGGTGGGAAGACCGGAACATCCGATGCGCTATCCAACCTTCCGGGGTTCACCAAGAACCCGTCCATGAAATAGAAACCCAGTGGATTGCATGCCAAACCGGAACTCGTCAGATACTGATACCAAGTCGGCGGATCTCCGCATTGCCAGACATCCACCAAAGAAAGAGTCGTCGCACTGTCGCTGTATACATGGAGCCACCCGATCAACCCCTGAAGCTGACAGGGCGGTGGCCTGTGGACAAGTATGCCTCCGCATGCCGGCATCGTGTCCACCGTCGCGGGGACCGCACCGGGAGGAGTCTCGAAGGAGATGAAGCGCGCTCCGTGCAGATCGAATACCATCTGCCAATCCCATACGCTCGTCTCCCCCGAGTTGGTGTTCGGGAAGGTGGCATAAACCGGAACACGCGCCTCCGTCCCGATGGGCCCCACGCCGATCGAAACCTGGACGTGACTGATCTCGCCTCTCGCAAGCTGCACAGCCAACATAATCCCCGCAGCAGCCAGAGCAATGCCGATCAGAATCGGAAGAGCCGCGCTTCGCCTCGGCTTCCCTTCCTGTCCTCCGAGCACAAGCACGGCTATTCCCCGTATGAATCCGCTGATACCCATGACGCCTCCTTGCGTTATCCCATATCATCATCATCATCCTCCAGATAATGATACGGCTCCAATATGATGATCTTTCCACATGTCGGGCAGAAATTGTATCCATGCTCCTCTGGATCTCCACCATCGAAACAGAAAGTCCTGGTGCATTGCGTCTCCCAGTTTCCATCCCAGTCCTGCACCCAATTGCAGGTCTCGACGGGCGGAACGTCGAACTTCGGACGAGGCGGCTCCGGCCACGGCTTCTCGGGGTGAATTTGGTTATCCTTCATCGACGCCCTCCAGTCGTATCGCCGCCCACCTTCTCCGCAATCTTCCCGACGAGCCATACGGGTGCGATAACCGGGAAGCAAAGCACCGTCATAATCGTCCCCAGAATCAACTGCATCCCCCTGTCGGCGGCATTGCTCATCAGCAAGCGGTCGAGCCACGCCGGGAGGATGTCTCCGCCCGCCTCGAACGAGCGGTCTAGCTCCACGAACTTTGGAGCCTCGACATTCGGGTCGGGATCAGCTTTCATCGCCGCCCTCCAGTCGCTGGGCGATCAGCAACATGATGTCGTGCATCTCAGTGATTTGCCGCGCCGCATCTCGCTCCTGCCATACCCAATCGCCAACCTGAACGTGCGATGCGGCAAGACCCATGTTGTACTTCATCTGTACCTGCGCCGAAATCTCATCGAGTCGCTTCGACCAAGCCTTCACGAACTCGACCGCCGCCCACGGGCCAAGCGGCGACTCGTATACCACGCCCTGGTCTTTAGCGCGCTCGATGGCCTCCAGCTTGCACCGCACTTCTTCAGGGTCCAGCCAGTTCATCGCCGCCCTCCAGTCGCTGGGCGATCAGAAAAGCACAGACAGAAATACGTCCCCAACTAAATTCGGGATCAAGCGCTGATGCTTTCGCGAGAGCCTTCACGAACTCGACCGCCGCATCATCTGGATCATTATGCACATGTTCATTCCACTGCACTCCAGGCCGCTGTGGATCATCAATCCACTTTTCGGAAAGCCACTCCCGCACCTCGTCAGGGTCCAACCAGTTCATCGCCGCCCTCCAGTCGCTGGCCGCGCTCGTCTCGCGCATGACGAAGAATCAACTCCGTCGCACGCTCCATCAGGAACTTGAAGTACGGCACGAAGTCGTCGTCCTCACTGACAAACTCGTACTTGCCGAGAACAGCAAGACCGCTCTTGACCTCGACCTTGACATCGGTCCCACGGAGGTTCCTGTTCGGTCGAAGCGTAATGGAGACTTCTTCAATCAGCTTCATCGCCGCCCTCCATCTTCGAACGTGCAGTGCCTAAACGACAGCCCCATGAATCCGGCGGGGCTGGCAGGGTACACCGTATCCCCCACGTCTCCCACTGCTGAGGTGGACGTCTTATTCCGGTGCTGCATGGACTTGTCCGGCGTCGTCCGTTCTGCACGTTCAGCCTTCATCGCCGCCCTCCAAACAGCGCTGTATCTCCAGCTCTAGTTCCCTGTTTATCTCTAGGCCATCCTCATCTCCAAGGCGGCAAAGTCTATGTTGGCTCACCTTTCGCAGCAGCGCGATGGCCTGGTGTGCTTCTTCCCGATTTACGCACGTTCCACAACCGCAATTCCCGTATAGCACGGTGCGGTTTACGTTTTCGCATTCGACAAGGCGTTCTTCAGCCTTCATCGCCACCCTCCGGGCCCTCCCACATAGTTACTAATCTGTCGAAGGCGATTTCGATGGTTGAGGATTCCTTCGTCTCCATGCACTCGCGCTTAGCTGGCGACCAGGTGACGAGCGCCCAGTGGTCGTCAATCTCGTGGTACTTGAACGAAACCCCAACGCCCCATCTTCGCGCCCAGTCCAGAACAGCGTTTAGCGTGTTCACGTCGTCAGCCGTGAACCTAAAGGGTGCCTTCATCGCCGACCTCCAAGTAGCTCGTCGGCTTTACGAAGCCGTTCGCAGCCAGCGCAATTCTCCTCGTGCTCTCTGTCCTGGTGAAGGTCTCTGTAAGAATCCCGCAACTCCCGCAGCAGCTCGATGGCCTGCGCGCACTTTATAGACAGCCGATTGACCTCACCCGCAAGGGCCTCTGTCTCTTCTAGGTGCTCCTCGGCCATCTTCATCATCTCGGGATGGTCCTTCTTGAAGCGGTCGTAGTCACTCATCGCCGCCCTCCTCGTGCAAGCCAAAGCGAGATGAGAAACACACCGAGGAAAATGAGTACCAGTCCCACGATAATATCAGGCCAGTTCACCGCCACCCTCCAGTCGTTGGGCGATCAGCTCGACCGCGCCAATGTAACAGGTACAGACCGTAAATCCATCCCGCGTGGCACAACTGCCTGGATGACGCGTTCGATACTTTGACGCGAGGGCCCTCACGAACTCGACCGCAGCCGCTCTCGCAACCATCAGGTCGCGCCGTGCAATCTCCTCCGACGTACTCGGCCAGAAATGCGTCGGCTCTCCAACGCCAAAGACTTCCGCCCAGTCCACCGCGTCCGGAGTTTCAGCGCCTCCAGAGAGCAACTCTCGTACTTCTTCAGGGTCCAGCCAGTTCATCGTTCACGTCTCAACCTCACAATCGGACGGCGACTGCTGCTCATTCTGTCCTCACCTTCGCTGCCCAGGCCACCGCCACCGCCGCCACCTGAATCAACTCATCATACAAACATACCGACTCCCGACCCTCCAAAACCTCCCGGGCAACCTCACCAACCTCCTCACTCAAAATCGCCAACCAGTATTCGCCACGATGATCCACGTCACCCCACTTCTCATCCTGACGAATGCGCTCCTGCTCGATGTCAGCGAAAACACCCTCTTCACGTGCATTCATTAAACATCCACCCTGCAAATCACACCATCACAGAACATGTGCCGGCTGGGATCCCACTTCACAACCCCACACCAAGAACAAACCCAGCGAGGCTCTCCATTGAAAAACTCCTTGTTCAACTTCGGCTGCTCGATTCCGGCCTTGAAATAAAACTCTGTTGCCCTAATCACCCAGTCAGGCCAACTGGACCCTACTTCCGCTGAAAAGGGCGCATGCAGATCTCCACATCTTCCTCCCAGATCTTCTCCGCCAAGGAAGACGTGTCACCTGAATTCTTCAACCCCTGCTCCACCGCCCGGGCAATCGCCAAAGCACCATTGTCGTCCTTCGGAGCAGCAACCTTCTCCTCCAAAACAATGTCATTCCCCACCCGAATGATCACTTCCCATACCGTCTGCATGTCCTCTTCCTCCTGTTTGACCAACACATCATCCAAAATAATGCTCTCCACCCTCATACCCTTGATGCCGGGCTTCGGACAGGCGCCGTATGAAATCCATAGGCCAGAAAACCCGTTCCCAGCCGTCCCCGTAATTACCGACGTCGTGGACGACCACTCTGACCATGGTCCCGTCCCGGTTCCCGTCGTCACCAAAATCGCCATCTCTTCTCCCATAAAACGGGGGGCTCCTACTCGGACGTCAGAACCCTAGACCGCCCCTCGGGCACCCCCCGTCAAAGCGCCCCCTCCCATCACTTCCTCTTCCGCTTCTTCTTCCCCTTCCCAAGCTCCGCCAACTTCGACTCCAACTCGGCTATCTTCACCGTGTGCGAATCCAAAATCAACCGAGTGCAAATCCCTTCATCCCGATGATATGCGTACTGGTTGTGGCCAACTCTCGTAATGCGCATCTTCTGGTCTGGCTGAATCTTCATTCCACACTTGCTGCAAAGTATGAGATGCTGCCCCAAAGCATCCCACACTAGACGCATCGGATCGTATCCCAAGTACGTGAACTCGGCAGCTCTTCCAGAGAAAAGTCCCACGACGCCTCCCAAACGGAGAGGGCCCCCAAAAGGGGGCCCGTCCCCCTCACTTCAAAATAGAGAAACCAGGCTCGTCCCAATGGTAAAGAACGTAGAGTCTCGAGCCCGTGTACAACGCCAAGAACGGGTCAGGATAACTCGTCACCTTGGAAACCGCCCAGGTCAACCCCTCCCTGGAGATGCCGATGTCATCCAGAGCCGAATTGGCGCGATCCATCACACGAAGAGCCTCGACCGGAATGGTATCGTCGTAATTTTCGACCGACAACCAACTCCATTGCACCCCTGCCGTGCCGTCGAAACCCCAGTCACGAGGATGACGATCATCCTTCGTCACGATCTTCGTCAGCCCCTCGCAAATTCCATCCAGATACCGACTGACCGCCAACTGCGGATAAACAACGATCTCGTGCTTCCGAAACGCATGATGCACCGCATCATAGAAGATCTTCCCACGGATCCCAGCCCTCATCGCAAGACGCAGATACTCCTCTGTCGCCTCCGTTTCCCGCTCGGGAAGTACGGTCGCTGGCTTCTCCAGCTTCGACAACAGAGCGTCCACTTCGCCCTTCTCGCTCTGAATGATCTCCTCACACGTCATCGTCGAGACGTTCTTCCTCTCCTCCATCTCTCTCACTCCCCTCAAAGGTTCCGTCAAAAATGCCCGCCTGAATGACTCGACGTCACGGGCAAAGTCCGTCGTCACTGTCCATGCCGAACTGTCCACTGGCATCTCACCCCTCCTTTTCCTCGACCTCAGAAGTCGTACTCGCTTCCTTCCCGGCGCGCTGCGCGTGCTCCGCGTACATCACAAGAGCCCTCCAAACACCAGGCTCCAAGATGATCCGGTTCGTCACGCTGATCCCGTCCTCCGTCGTCAGGACAAGATCACCATATTGATCCATCTCGACGTAGACACCGTCACCGATGTATCCCTTCTCCACGACGAACCCCCTCATAGCGACATCCTGAAACTGACCTCCACACGATTCTTCCAACGACGGAGTTCGTCCCGGTCCTCCACGCCAGGGAATTCCTTCAGCAACCGCTTCCAGTTCGACTCCCTGTTGATCGCCCTCGCAATCACATACGTCACCCCGATGATCGAGGTCGGAATCAAACAGTACGCCGCGAACTTCAACCACAAATAGAGAATCACCAAGTTCGCAACCCCAGGTCCAGCACCCTGCATCGCAGCAATCAGCTTCAGCAGAACCTCATCCATTACGTCAGCCTCCCTCTGGTTGCGGGGGTGGGAGTCGAACCCACACGAGCACAGATTATGAGCCTGGCCCAGCTAGCCACTGCTGCCCCCCGCCTCTTCTCACCTGGACTTCTTGACACTCACGTCAAAACGGTCCACACCGTGAAGCGCCAAAAGACTCCGCAATACCCGGCTCGCAGGAGAAAGCAGGACGACGAAGGTCGAGCCCGTCTGGCCGTATTCCTCAAAAGAGGAATTGCCCGCCTTCACGTACTTCCCATCCTCACGAGGCGTCACCTCGACAACCACCTTCTTCGCGAAAGGGACATCGCCGCTGGGGAGCTCCCAGCCGGCAAAGGCGTAGAGTTCGTCAGCACAGAGAACGATTGGGGCCCCACCGTTGATCTCGGGGAACCCCATGTAGTCATACTCCCTGGTGGCCTGATATCTCAACTCGAGCCGGTACGTGATGGGCTTCTTGCGCTTCGGCATGTCTCTCCCCTCCATCTTCTTGAAGCGTGCGGCCAGCCGTGGGTGGAATCGTCGGGAACCCCACACCTGGCGTCCCTCTCCGTCAGCTACCCCGCGAACGGCCAAGACAGCCCGGCCAGCCGCACAGGAGGTAGCTTTCCACTACCCCTATGCATGATGTCAAGGACTACTTCTTTACACCCCTAGAGAAGGGCTTTTGGGGGAAATGACCCACCGCGCAATTCTTGCTTTACACCATGGACTCGAACTGTCCAACTTTTGCGCCCGACCTGACATGCCGTGGCAGAACTGTGACAAGCGTCGTGACAAGGGCAAATGTCTGATTGTCACTTGTCACAAACACGGACAGGGGGGCATGGATGGCTACACCCCGAAACCATACAGGATGTCGTTGTGACAGCGGTTGGGGGGCCCCCAAGGCATCCCCCACACCGCTTGTCACACGACGACATCCCTGTCGGGTTTGGTGGTTTCGGGGCGTCACCACCCATCCAAACCGCTTGTCACTGTCACTGTGCCGGGAACCCCAACCCCCACACCCAACCCCCTGCCCGGACCAGAGCTTCGAGAGGGCCGACACCCTCGAGATGAAGAAAGGGGCCACCCTGAGCCCCGCGACCCCCTAGGAGACACGCAGGACCACCAAAAATGAAAAGCCAGGAGAATTGGATTCTGGCCCTCTCAGGGCCATGTCATGCTCAGCTCGAATAGAAGGGCACTTCTGCCATTTTGGCAGTACCAAAATTGACTTGTGTCAGAACAGAATTGGACAGTAACCCCGGGGAGTTGATCATCGGTGACGGAGGGGATACATGTGGCCCCTCCAGCCGCTCCCTTGCAAGCCCGGTGCCCTAACCCATTGTCACGCAACAGCTTAGCCGATCGGGCCCGGGACCCATTGTATCGCACAACCATGGGCCCTGCGCCGGGCTCGAGGGGCTCCGGCGTGGATCGGAAGCGGGTAAGCCATTGCAGCGCAACGGGTTATCCCAATGCGGGCAGGGCCCCTTGCGGGGCCCTGTGGTGGTGGTGGGGTTCTGGCTGGGGTTCTGAGGGTTTCAGACAGGGGCCAGGGTCCCTCCGGAGGAGGGGCTCACTGAGAACGCCTGGCCCTCCGGATGGTTGGCCAGGGCCCCCTTTGCACGGAGCCCGATAATCGAGCCCATGGGGTCGAGCCATCGGGCATCGGACGTGTCACCATCGATCACGGGGAAGCCCTGCCAGGAATCGGGCAGGGGCTCCCCCTTGGGAACACGAAACACTACGGTCATGGTTGCCCCTTGCGCCACAAGGGCCAGGCCTTGCGCTTCATTCCGCTCGGAGCGAGATAGTGTTAGGTGCAGGTTCGGAGGCAATCCCCCGTCAAGCCATCTCCGGACCCTGTGGACGGCCTTGGTGTATTCGTAAAAGCCAACCCGAGGGTGGGCCCGATATACTCGGCTCCAGTCTAGATCAGACAGGCAATTGAGCCGAGCCCGGGGTTCCTGGCCCTTGGCCAGGGCCCGGGTTTCAAGTTTGGCGATGTCCTTGTCCAGGGCTTCCAGGAAGGAAGGGGGATCCCTGAAAAGCCATGCTACCCTGGCAACCCTTGCCCGTATCACTGGGGCCATTGGGCCCCTCCCTGCCCATGCCAGGCACCGGCCATCGTCGCATTGCCAAGCCCATGGGCAGAGTGTCGGAAGGGTTCCAGCCTTTGCGGGGCTCACCCCGAGCTCTCTGAGAATGGCCAGGGCCACGGGGTCCCCCTTGGGGAGCGTGAGCCCGTGAGCCCTGGCAGGGTACAAATGCAGGCCAGCTGCCAGCACATTGGCCGGAAGCTTTGCGAGTTTCGGGTTGGATTCCCCTTGCGTCAGGAGCCTATAGGGGCAGCCCATTATTCCCCCTTCCTGGAAGCTTCCAGGGCGCAGAGCCCCGAAAAGGTGAGAAGCCCCACAGGGGCCAGGAACGCCAGGGCCCAAACCGTGGAGCAGCCCTGGCAGACCCAAGCGCCGGAGAGCCCGATAAGAGCTGCGAATTGCCACAAGGCAAGGGCCCGGAGAATTCTGGTCAACTTCATACTGGCGCCCCTTCCGGATAATCCGATTCCGTGACAAGGCGTGGCATCAAAACCCCGCGCAATGTGGCATCATTGTGGGATGCGACGAATTCCACGGCGTGTTCGGGCCCGTGGAATTGCCAGGCTATTGGACGTTCCTCCGTGCGTTTCTGGCCCCTGTAGACTGTCTGCAGGGCCAGTGAGTCGACAAGGGCCAGGAATTGGCCCTGCAACCCTATGCGTTCGGTTTTCAGGGCCCTTTTATGTTTGGGCCAGACCCTGCGCCAATCGGGGAACCCCACATCGCCGGCTCGGAATGGGAATTCCTGCCAGGTTTCGAGGTCGTGCACATATAGGACGGCCCGATATTCCGTCGCCCTGTCGGGTTCGATCCACAGGGCAGCATGTTGCAGGGCCCCTATGGGGGCTCTTTTGGGCAGGGCCCGGAGGGCTTGCTTTGCAATATCAGCGGGGATCGCAATGCCCGCTGCGGGGAATGTCCTGGAAGGGGCCAGGCCTTCCCTCAGTGGGAATTCCCCGGGGTCAGTCTCGAGCCCCTTATATGTGGCCAGGATGTGCCCTTCAGTGGCAATGGCGAGCCCGGAGGTCTCGAGCATAATATGCTCGAGAGCGTATCGGGCTTCCCCCTGTGAGCATGCAGCGTGCAGGGCCAATTGGCGAGGGGATATCAACTTACAGAATTGGGTGGCCATGGGTGGCCTCCTTCCTTTTGGGTTCTGTGGGCCCTTAGGGGCCCCCTACACTTGCAGACCCTATCATACAAAGTGTAAGGTGGGAATGCAAGCAAAGGGGGCAAGGGGCCATCGCCTCGAGCCCCTCCGATGGCCCTCCTGGCCATTGCCAGGGGCCCTCCTGTGGCTTCCCGCAGACATTGCAGGGGCCCACGGGGGGGCCCTTTTTGCGTTTGGGGGATCCATGGTGGCGACGGCCCGGCACTACTCATGCGCGCAGTACTACTCATCCGTTCAGTACTACTCATCCGCGCAGTACTACTCATCTGTGGGGTATGTCGCTTCGACCCGTGTCGCTCCGACACAGGGGGGGTCGAAAATCCCGTGACCTAAAATTTCGAGGCTCGTTGAATGAGGCGGATTTGATTTGGATTTGTTACACTAGGTCTGGTTTGGAAGATGGAGGAGCAGAATGCTGAAAATCGGAAAATCAAAGTCCAGTGGAGCGTTGCACGAGATCCAGCCATCGGAGCTCGTGACGCATGGGTGCATTGTGGGGATGACTGGATCTGGCAAGACGGGGCTTGCGATTGGGCTCCTCGAGGAGCTGGCCCTTGCGCGTGTTCCCATTATCGCGATCGATCCCAAGGGCGACCTCTGCAACATGCTATTGGCTCTCGATTCGCCATCGGAATACGTGAACTTTGTGGATCGAGGGCAGGCGAAGCGCATGGGAATCAGCATTGCTGATCTTGCCATGCGCACGGAGATCGAGTGGCGCAGGGGCAGGGAAGCAGACGGCTGCACGGATGAGATTCTGAGGGAATATCGGGAGGATCTGTGTTTCCGTATCTACGCTCCAGGTGGTGGCCCTGGGCAGCAGCTCTCGATTGTCTCTGCATTGCAGGTTCCCGGGAAGCACGTCGACATGGCGCAGCATGTGACCACTGTTGCGATGTCGCTTCTTGCAATGGCTCGCCCCAGGAGCAAGCCGGGTGATGTGGTGCTTCTGTCGCACTGCATTCTGCAGAGGTGGCAACGGGGGGAGGGGGTCAACATGCCGATGCTGATCGGTGATGTGCTCGATCCGCCTTTTGCGCGCATGGGTGCCATCGATGTGGAGACGTTCTATCCAAGGGCAAAGCGTCATGGTTTGGCCATGGACCTGAACGCAATGGTTGCTTCTCCTACGTGGGAGGCATGGTGCGTGGGGGACGATCTCGATGCGGGCAAGATGTTCATCACGGACGGCAATCCCATCGTGAACATCGTGAACATTGCGCATCTCTCGGAGCCAGAGCGCCATTTCTTCGTGGCGTTGCTTTTGAACCAATTGGTTTCTTGGATGCGTTCTGAGCATGGCACGAGCGAGTTGCGTGCTGTGCTGTACATGGACGAGGTGGCGGGGTATTTTCCGCCGAACGGAATGCCCGCGCCGAAACGTCCCATGCTCACCTTGCTGAAGCAGGCTCGTGCGTTTGGTTTGGGCTGCATTCTCTCGACGCAGAACCCTGCGGACATTGATTACAAGATGATGAGCAACATGGGCATGTGGCTCGTGGGGAAGCTCACCATGGAGCGTGACAAGAAGCGCCTGATGGACGGGCTTGCCTCGAGTGACAATCCCATGGATCCTGGCGAGATCTCGGAGCAGATTGCCGGTTTGGGCAAGCGGGAGTTTCTGGTGCATAGCATGTACAGGAACCTCGATGTGATCAAGACGCGCCACACGATCTCGTGGCTCAAGGGGCCCATGACGCCGGCGGAGCTCGAAATGATTGGTGGCCAGAGTGTGCAGGACACCAAGGCAGAGGTGATGTTGGAGACGATTCGCCAGCACGAGGTTGCTGTACGTGAGCAGCAGCGCACGGTGAGTGCGCTGGAGGGTGATGTTACGGGCGAGGCGATGATGAATGTGTTGCGCACGGGTGTCATGGCGGTGTTTGGTGGTCGATTCGGGCGCAGGACGGCGTTGCGTTCTGCATTCAAGACTCCGAACCGCAAGAAGTCTCAGGCATTGCTCGAGGCTCGTGCGAGGTTGGAATCGATGCAAGCGCAGCTCGACAGGCTGCGTGCTGCGTATCACGGGGATGGTGCCAAGTGAAGCGGTGTGCGGAATGCGAGAGGGTCATCCGCAAGGGCACGCTCTGCCGGCGCTGCACAAAGTGGCTCCGGAGCGAGCATTTGGTCTGCACGGTGTGCGGGAAGCATCGTGGGGCGGTCGACCACCTCGGGGAGCTGATGTGCGACGGGTGCTGGTCGAATCATTGCGAGGAGGCAGAGCAGATGGCCATCAGTGATTTCTATGGGGGCGATGGTCCTTTGCCTCTGCCTGAGGTATTGCGTCGGTCCAGGGGCCTGAAGTAGGCTCCAGGAGCACCGCTGGGGCGTTCCTTCATCCGCCCCGGCAGGAAGGGCCCGGGCCCCAAGGTCGGGGCCCTTTCCATTTTCACCCCCCATTCCCCCCCCTCTACCGCCTGACAGATCGCCTGACAGCCATGTCAGTAGTCGCATCGACATGTGTCGCATCGACACGTGTGCGTCTGGACACACCGGGGGTTGGAAATCTTGGTCCCAAGATTTCAATGTCTAGTTGAATACACCACTTTTCATTTCATTTCTCACCGGCAATGTATGGGCTCCAGACGGCCAAGTACTTGGCAACAAAGCACTTCCCTATTCGATTTTTTGCCCCTACCGTTCTTGGTAACACACCGTCCTGGAGTTGGATGGACGATGGCAAAGCAGCAGATGGTCCTGGTGACGTGGATCGATGCTCACCTGGACGTGGACGCCGCCGGGACGGCGGAGGATCTCTGTCGCCCCTCCCGGGAGCAGCATCTGGGCACACTGGGCTGGTTCCTTGGGATCGATTCGCTGAATCTCTATCTCGGTTGCGACGCTGGGCCTTCGGACATCCGTGGCCGGGTAGCCATTCCCCTGAAACTTGTAAAACGTGCAACACTTCTTGGGCCGCTGGGCTTTTTGACGGGGAAGGAACTGTCCATCTCAAGTCCAACGGAACTGCCGGAATTGTGGTCGACATGTACTCGCAAGAGGCCGTCGAGCGTCTCCAGCGGTATCACGGCGGGTCGGCGAAGAACCTCAGGTCGAGGCCGAAAGTCTGGCGGTGGAAGGTCTCAGACTCGAAAGAGATAGTTCGCATCTTGGGGGCGTGGCTCCCCATGCTCTCCGCCAAGCGTCGTGCCGCCGCTATCCTGCTCGAGTACCTTCGCAACAAGCCTGAATTCAAGCGATTCCAGCCCCGTTCTGCCGAGGGCCACCGTCTGCTCAAAAAAGCACGACGGGGGCTCGGCTTACCTTGACTCAATCGTACATTCTGTAGTAGCGTTCAATCTGTCGGGCATGGTGCTCGACGGAGGAGGGACGATGAAGATCTACCACGGCAATCCTGGGACTCGACGCGTTGTAGTGACAGAGGGTCCGGAGGAGAAGCGTGATTTCCGCGAGCTTCCGGCATGCCATGAGCATGTGAATCACAGTCCAGACGGCTTTGCTTGGGGCTACGGTGGAAGCGGGCCCCATCAGCTTGCTTTCGCCATTCTGTTCGATCTGTATGATCGGCAGACGGCCTTCAACTTGTACAACGATTTCTGTCACGAGATCATCGCGAAGAAACCGATGCACGTGAAGTTCAGGCTCACCGAATTAGAGGTACAGGCATGGGTGGACGAGAGGATGAGGTCAGTCAGGTGGAGAGACGCGTGAATCGCATCTGCAAGCAGAGGGGCTGTGACGAAGAGGCCGAGATCCTCGGTTTCGGGAAGATCGACACGGGTCAGGACTCGTGGTTCTGTCTGAAGCATTGGATGCGCCAGGGCTCGAAGTACGATGCCTGGTGCTCGGCCAAGGAATCGAAGGACGAGGAGCTGTTCAAGTTGTCGTTGGACCGGGCTCGGAACTGGAGAGACACGGCCCCTGTGGGGCAGACGCGGAAAGCGTGGGCACGTGCGGTGATTGCGATGCAGACGATCAACGAGAGGTGGTACAGGCGGATGCGCCAAATGGAGCTGGGAGACCATGAGTAAAAAGATGGGCCTCTTCATCAGGGAATGGCGGCAGTATCGCGGGATGACGCAGGCCGAGCTTGCAAATCGAAGCCGCATCTTCCGACCGACATTGTCGAACATCGAGAACGGTGTGCAGCGCCCACGGGAGAAGACGCTGAAGCGGATCTCTCGTGCGTTGCGTGTGCCTTTGTCGAGCCTCGAGCACAATCCGTTCGCGCAGATCAAGATCCGTGGCTCGCAGGTGAAGGGAGAAACTCAGAATGTATGACGTGGCGCCGGCGGTGGTTCAGTACCTCGCACGCTTGAAGCCCGGTGGCAGTCGATCGACGGCTGCATGTCGGGTGAAGAACCTGGCCGAGATCATGGCTCCTGGGGTCCATCCCGTGGACTTCCCGTGGCACGAACTCAGGCCAGAGGAGATTGCAGTGCTGCGGGTGGAGCTGCAGCGCCGCTACGCGCCACAGACAGCGAACGGGCACCTCCTGGTGCTTCGAGGGGTGCTGCGGTCTTGCTGGAGGTCCGGCTTGCTCGACGCCGATGCGTATGAGAGGCTGGTCGACTTCAGGCCCATCCGGGGTGGCTCCGTGCGCCAGGGCCGCAGTTTGACCATGGAGGAGCTGGGCCGGCTGGTGGGAGTGGCCAGGCGTCGCGAGGGCCCACTTGGCCTTCGCAACCTGGCCATTCTGGCCGTCCTGATCGAGGGAGGTCTAAGGAAATCAGAGGTTTCCGGGCTTCAGTTAGAGCACTACTCGAAAGGATCGCTGCAAGTTGTCAGGTCTAAACACGGAAGAACGAGAGTGGTGCCGCTCGACCGGGCGCGGGCCGCTCTTGAACGATGGCTCGGTGTACGAGGATCCGCGCCTGGGGCTCTGTTCTGTGTTCAACGCGATCGTCTACGCGCCCAGGAGGGCGATGTACCCTGCAGAGCCCTTAGCCCTGACATGGTGGACCAGATCGTCAAAGGATTCCTTCGAGAAGCTGGCCTGGAAGACGTCACCCTCCACGACCTGAGGCGAACGATGATCTCGACACTCTTGGCCCGTGGGAACGATTTGGCGGTCGCTGCGCGTCTCGCCGGGCACGCCAGCCCCAGAACCACTCTGATCTACGACAAGCGCCCACAGGAGGCCGCAGAGGCCGCTGTGCGCACGCTGGAGATGCCACTGTGAGGAGGCTCAATGGCCTGGCTCTATGTGCCGGGATTGGGGGGCTCGAACTGGGACTCAAACTTGCCATGGGCAAGTCATATCGAACTGTCTGTTACGTCGAGCGGGAAGCCTTTGCTGCGGCCGTACTCGTGGCGAGGATGGAAGACGAGACCCTGGATAAAGCTCCTATCTGGGACGATCTCACGACCTTCGATGGCAGAGCGTGGCGTGGCGTCGTGGATATCGTCTCTGCGGGATTCCCGTGTCAGCCGTTCAGCGTCGCAGGGAAGCGACGAGGCGTCGAAGACGAGCGATGGCTCTGGCCCGACATCGTCCGAATCATCGGGGACGTGGGTCCAGGGGTCGTTTTTCTCGAGAACGTGCCGGGACTCGTGCATCACGGACTGCGAGTCGTGTGGAGTGACCTTCGGCGCCTGGGTTTCACAATTTGGGCAGGCTTCTTCTCGGCGTCAGAAATCGGGGCGCCACACCGGAGACAGAGGCTCTTCGTCCTGGCCCACGGCGACGGCGAGTTCGGGAACAGCGGGTTACTCGACGGAGAGCGGGAGGCATTCGGGGACGACGCTGACGGACGCCATCCGACTCTACCCAACGCCAGCGGCTCAGACCTATGGGACGAACCAGGGAGGAGCGGCAGGGCGAGTGGGCCCAGCGAGGCCGAGCCTGGAGACGTGGGCGAGGACCTACCCAACGCCAGCAGCGAGCAATGCGGATCGAGGCCCCAGTGGAGACGTGGAGGAGGGCAGATACCGACATGGCCGCCGCCTCCAGGATCAGGCCTATGGCCACGGGGTCTTGAACCCGCGGTTCGTAGAATGGCTGATGGGCCTCCCTATCGGATGGACCAGCTTCGAGCCCTTGGGAACGGAGTGGTCCCGCTGGTGGCGGCTCATGCGTGGCGAACTCTGAGCGGAACCTAGGATGGCGGGTCGGAACCAAAGAGGTGGTACAGATCTTCGGCACCGGGATCTTCCGCCTCATCCTCTTCAGCCTGCACGGTGCCACCTTCAGGGGCCCCCTCTTCCGACCGGGGGGCCCTTTCCTGTTTGGGAATGGGGCTGGAGTCTCCGGGGGGAAAGAGACTCTGCACGAGCCCATCTCTCGTGACCGACAGCCCCATGGCCTTCAGATGTCGACGCACCGTTCTGGTGCTCATGCTCACTGCCTCTGCCAGCGCATCGATCGTGGTGTTGTAGTCGCACTTCTCCAGGTGGAAGCGGATACGTTCCCGATTCTGTTCCGCGACAGCCACCATGTCCGCTGGGGCTTCGCAGAGCTTCACGCCCCCGGTGTCCATCTTCTCCAGCCATATGGGCTCGACCTCTGGGCCGAGGTTCATCTTCGGGAAGACCAGACAGAGGCGCTGGCGCACCACCTTGAGGCGCATCATGGTATGGGGATCGGACTGCAATCGCGAGCTTCCACGGGCAGCGTCGATATCTGACAGCTCCTTCTTGCCCTCGCTGGGCCCCTTTGGCTCGTGGTGCAGGCTCCCGATCCCCACCCTGGTCTCGTCTCTGATCTGCTCGATGTTGCCGAGTACCTTGCCCATCTCCTGGGCGTCGGTCTCCCTGGCGTAATGCAGCCTCGAGAGCGCGTCCATGAGGGCGAGCTCGATGCCACGGTCCCTGATCCAGCTCGTGATGCCGTTCCGGGTCGAGTCTTGGCTGAGATCGATGATGCCCGAGTAGTTCGGGCGGCAGATGATGTCGATGTTCTTCAGGGCTTCCCTGCGGTCATCCTCGTTCGGGAAGTGCAAGAGCAAAGCCTCGAGGCGCTCCTTCAGATAGTAGGTATGCATCTCCATCTCGATGATTCCGACTCTCGACTTCCTGGTCGGCAGGCCGAGCCAGTCTTTCCCAAGAGCGACGCTGATGGCCAACTGTAGCATCAGCCACGTCTTCCCTAGTCCCGGCCTGCCGTAAAGCAAGAAGAAGCTGTTCTCCGTCACTACGCCGTCGCCAACGATGCTCTCCGGTCTGCGAATGTCGGTGGCGACGAGTTGTTCGCCGGTGACGGATGACTGCAGAATGCGCAGATCCCCCACGTTCCCGATCTTCCCGTTCATGCGGGCCATGGTTTCGAGGGTCTCGTGGATCAGCTCGTGTGGGTCTGCGGTGGCGCCCTCCCTGTTCAGCTTGTTGCCGACCACCATGATCTCTCGCTGCAGGGCCCTGTCCGCGATGATGCGAGCGTGGGTGGTGGCCTCCTCGGGCTCCGTGTCCAGGCGGCGGAGCATGGTCACCCTGGCAGAGCCACCAATCTGGTCAAAAATTTTCGTCTGGTTGAGTCGGTCGTAAATGATTTCGTCTTGCAGCGGGAGGCCCGAGTCCACGATATCGATCAGGGTTTCATAGAGCATGCGGTTCTTCGGCAGATAGAACTGCTCCGCATTGATGATTCGGCGTACCTCAAGGAAGCAATCTGGCGAGCGCAGAATGGCAGAGAGCAGTCTTTCTTCAGAGGGTGGCGAGCACGGTGGGCTACTCGTTCCCTGTGACGAATCCGACATCCTTCAGCCTCATATAGTCCTGCACCACCGCCGCGTCCCCCACGGTGAAATTCTCTGGGTGAGCACAGCAAATCCCCCATTGCGCACAGGCGTAGGCTTCCACGATGTCGGTGCAGTCATCCTCGAATGCCCACTTCTTGAAAATCCTGAGAAGCATCCGCTCCTTTGGGGCGGTGTAGTTGCCTGTGACAAACTTCTTCAGATGATTCGGATGGATCTCCACGATGGATTGGGGTTCCATCCTTTTGATCACGACCAGCATGAGTCCCCACACACCCATGCAGAACTGGGCGGTCAGCTTGTTGGGGCCAAAGAACGGCTTTTCTATGGAGACCGTATGCAGGTTCGGATACTTCGAGATGATCGAGCCGAGCTCGTTCGCGATGTAGATGAACTTGTCCGGGTGCTTCCACTTGGGTTTCGGTTTGATGGCCCCGGATTCTTTGATGTTCCCCTTGCCGTCGATGACGACCACACCGGAGCTGTTGAGGCTCGGGTCGATCCCCATGTAGGTTTCGTCTTCCAGCAGCATCCCATCCCCACTCCCACCCCTCAGTAGACGTAGAGGACTTCTACCTCGATACTCTCTTCTCCTCCAAGGATAGACATGAAGCCCTCCATGGCTTTCTTGCTTTGCAGGACGGCCCAGGCCTGACGCTTCTCGATCCATCCGAGCTTCAGCCCGAGTCCGATACATCCAAGAAGATCCTGTGTAGAATTCGCGATGTGGAATTTGATCATCGATCGCTTCGGCACGACCAGCTCAAAGGTCGGGTAGTTTCCCCGGAAGTACTTCGTCTGCATTGCCTTGTATGTTCCAGGCGGGATGCATGAGACATTCGGCTTGTTATCGAGCCAGGGCAGTTCGACGGTATAGAGTCGGTACTCTGGCAGTTGGATTCTGCCGAATGTCCCCTGCTCGATGGAGGAGCAGAATCGTTTGAGCTGGATTTTTATCATGGGAAGGGACGGTCCCAGCGATCCCCCGGGAGGCTGACCACCGGGGGAAGCCGGGACCATCCACCACCTCCTACGCCGGTTGCGGTTCTGGCTTGGGCTTTGGTTTGGCTTGCGGTTTCCCCGGGGCCACGCTCAGAACCCACGTCGTATCTTTGCCGGCGACGACCTCGATGCCATCGATGTCGCCGTAGGCGATCTTCTTGTTCTCCCCGCTGTAGACGAAGTCGACTCCCTCGTAACCGAGGACCGGGAAGCGGCATTCGTAGAACGTGCCGTCCTTCTTTCTGATGATGAACGCCATCGATCTTTCCTTTCGTTCAGAAGGGGAGATCATCTTCTGCCTTGTCGCGGAACCCAAGGGCGAACTTGTACAGCTCGTTGACGGCGATCTCCGCGTCCAGCACCTTCCCCTTCGGGTCTATTCCCATCTTCAGAATCTCCTCGACCTTCGGCTTGCTCTTGCCGAGAAGCAGTTCCGTCATTATGTACATCTGCTTGACCTGGGCGAGGGGAAACTTTGCCTCGACCACATCCCAGTTCCGCACCTTGGTCCCCGTCGCCCAGGCCGTCGCCTCGATGATGTCCATCTTCGCCTTCTTCGAGGCAGCATCGAGGCCCGGCCAGTGCTTGGTGAGCACGCTCTGGATGTTGCCGAGGAGAAGCTCTTTCTCTTTACGATCCCGCGACCACTGGTTGTCGCCATCGTTGTCGAACAGAGCCTGGCTATCATCAGTCCTGATGCCTTTGGCTGTGGCTCCGACTTTCAAGTCCAGGCTCTGTATGTGTGGGAGAATGAACTGGAAGGGCTGATTCACTTCGATCAGTTTCTCGACGTCAGCCACCCCGCGTTTCTCGGGCATGGTGAAGGCCATTCGCCTTCCGTCCAGCTTGAAGGAGCGGTCCTTCAGAACGGTGGCGACGCGGTCGAACGCCCCCCCCTCCTTGTGAAGGACACGCTCCATCTCCATCAGCAGGTTGGGCTCGTAGCCGGTCTCGCCCTCCGTCGCCATTTTCGTCCCGACCTTGACGGGCTTGAACTTCTTGCGGCCCCCCGACTGCTCGGTCGCCTCCTCGTCCTCGAAGTCCTCGAAGACGTTGGCGCTGCGTCCGCACATGATGATGTGCATGTGATTGTTCACGTAGGGAATGGAGTAGCCGTTGTGCCATTCCTCTTTAATCTTGCCCCAGTCGCGCATGTCGATGAACGGCTTGCGGGATTTCTTCTTCCACGCCTCGAGGAGTTCTCGCCATGGGTGTGTGATGCTGTCGATGATGGAGATCTCGATCTTGCTGGCCTCTGCCTCTGAGAGAAACTGGCGGAGAGAATTGAAGGAACGGGATCTGGTTCCGACGAGCTTGATCCCGGCTCGGTCGAATAGCTCTTTGACGAAACCAGACCCCCTCTCGGTGTCGTAGAAAGCCACTGGGCTGGTCATCTTTGCGTATCTGTGGAGTCCGATGGCGATGAGAGCGGCGGTGGTGGTCTTGCCTGCGGCGGTGGTCCCCTGGAGGCCAGCCTTGAGATAGCCGACGTCCATCGTAAGTTCTTCTAGAATACCCACTTCAGCCTCCTCTTACCCTGAAGAATGGACGAAACTTCGAGGACTCTATGCCTATGACAGAAGATGGGCAAGAGAAAAAAATGCGGGGGAGGGTGATGGGAGGGACCCTCCCCCTAAGGCCAAACGCACCACCGCAAATGCGTCTGGACCTTTCAGGTAGCAGGAATGAATTTACGAAGGAAGTTCAGGCCCCATGTGATTGCTGGCACTGCGATCACGGTATAGTTGCCGAAATCGACATGTCCCACGCTGCTGATGAGGTATGTGACCACCGCGCCAGCGGAGCCGAGGAGGAGTGACTTCCCGAGCTTCTGCCAATCAGCCGCATTCAAACTGAAAGCAGGGCTGCCCTGGACTTGATTCTTCGTCGCCATGTTTCCATCTCCTTATGGTACGTGCCGCGTCAGCAGCTCTGTGATGACGCTACCGATCACGGTTGCGATTACGATCGCCCCCCCTATGTAGAGGTTGACGTGAGAAAGAGCCTTCCTGTTCTCTTCGACCGCGTGTTTGATCTCCTGGTGGTCTAGCGAATTGCTCTGCAACGTCTGATTGATCATGTTGAACTGCCCCCTGCACCACTCCTCGTGAGCGACGATCCATCTCTCGATTCTTGCGACTCGACTGTCGATCGAGCCGTTCCCCTTGAAAGGATCCACCTCCGCCTCCTCCCTATGCATGCGCCCACGTGAATGTCTCCTTCGCGAGAATCTCGACCTCGCAGGGAAGGCCAGAGTCATACACGACGTTCACCCCGAGCACGTTGAACTGGTGATCCGCCCAGTTGGATGTCCCCTCCTGTCCAGGATAGTCGGCCACATCGGACATGGAATTGTCAAACCTGATCACATGTCCGATCTGGACGTCGACGTACTTGATCCCCACACGGAAAGACACTGCGACGCGGCGCGTCCAGAGGCGGCTGAAGAGATGCTTCGTCATTTTCTCCGCGACGTTTGGATCCCAGATGTCCTCGAAGATGTACTTCCTGGGGTTCTCGATTCCGTTCTGCGCAAAGCTGAGAGCCGCTGCTGCCTGATAGGTGGACTGCTCCGACTTGAGATTCGAGCCGCCCCTGCTGAGATAGATGCGGCCAGAGTAATCCCCCGACGGTCTGTGCAACCCGTACTTCACATCGATGTTATTCGAGGTCTCAGTAAGCGGGCTCAAGGTAACCTCGATCTGCTGCGACACCAGATCATCTGGAACGAAGTAGTGCGTGCCGCCGCCATACATTCTGCTCGAACAATCCGTGGCCGGATCATCTGTCTCGTGGAAAGCCTGATACTTGTAGGTGGTGATACCGGACTCTGTGACGAGCTGTTCACAGATGATCAGGCCAAATTGCTCCGCGATCTTTCCAAGGCACTCGGACATCTTGCTCTGCCGATCCTCGATGAATGTCATCCGGCAGAAGTTCCCGCCGCCGATGGTCGGCAAGCTGCTCTCACAATCCTCGAAACTCCCAAACAGTCCGGTCGTGTACTGGACGTCGTTGAAGGTCGTTGTCCCGCAGTAGTGTTGGATGAGAGTCCTCGCGATATCCAGCGGCTTCTCGGCGAGTGGATTTCCGAGAGGGTTCGTTCCATCCTGATAGGCCGTGTTGTACGAGCGCCCCGTGACGAAGTATCCGCCAACGCGTGGAGCTTCGTAGGTCTCGTTGCTTCTGTATTCCTGGACGACCTTCACCCATGGCGAGAGACGTCCAAAGTCCCCGGGGTAGGCGTTATAGACCTTGGCCGCTTCTTTTTCTCTTTGCTCATCTCTCACGGCCTCGGACCACACATCGATCGGCCTATCATTCTGAATCGGGGACCGGAACACATAGACGACATACATGCCGTACATCTTGAAGGATTGACTCACGGTATCGCTGGCGCAGGAGACCGCCATGTCCATGGGGAACTTGATGGCGGGGCCAAGGATGTCATATGAGTGCCCCCATACCATGAGCTCGCTCTCGCTCGCCATGTGTGGAACCGGCATCCCAACCTTGAATGGTTCGTTCTCGGTTGTGGTGAAGGTATAGGTGCGATAGTTGTTGTTTTCATCCACCGTTGAAGATGGCCCCTCCCACATCTCTCCGCGCTCTTCTGGATGCGTAGATGGCCATTCGGACACGGATCCCTGGTCATTGAAGAACGGAGTCGCGTTGAACTGATCTGGATCTTCCCCGTCATATTTGTTGCGATAGATATACTTCGGGATCAGCCACAAATCGAACCGTGTTCGATATGGTGCTGTGGTTGCTGGCATCCAGTAAGAACCGCGGGCGTTGTAGACCAGAGAGAGACCGGAATTGGTATCCCACGAGTTCATGTATGTATTGTTGTTTCCAAAGGTCGCCAGTTCACGCCCGAGGCTCGAGCCGATGTTCCCCAGGGCACCATACTCCGCAAAATCCTTCGGGTATCCATGGGAGGCAATGCCGGGGCTCACCGTTCCAAAGCTTGGCCCCGCGTATCGGATCTTGATCTTGGGATCGGTCGACCGGTCGTAGTTGTAGAGCAGGCAGAGCATGACGCCATACAGCTCACCCAGGCCGGGGAGCTTCGTCGGTAGCTTGTAGACCTTCTGGCACCGATAGATTTCGTAGTCACTCTGATCGGTCCAGAACTCATTTGTGTCTGCCGTATCGCAAGTGAATACCGCACCATTCAGCGGTGCCTTCAGATCGATGGCGTATTCGGGGTTGTCGATGTCTCCCACATTCACATCATCGAATAGATAGAAACCGGTTCTGGTCCCAAGCACGGTGCGACTCGATTGGAACGGAACCCCACAAGCCTGCAACGCACCAGAGAAGTATTTCAGTCTGGTTGACAGGGCCTGATCTCGAATGTCCCAGGACGTATTCACAAAGACACCATACGCATTCATGGCATCGCCTGTGGTCCAGGCTCCATTGTAATTTTCCCACCCACCAAGGTGCCCTGCGGAGTTGAAATAGTATGGGCCCCATGACAGGGCATAGAGTGGATTGGATTGGCCGATGGATTTGTGGCTTCTATCCTTGACGAAAAAAGCGGCGGATTCAAACCCGTCACCCTTCACCCAGGAGCAGATGTTTGTGTAGTCGAGAATGTTCTGCTGCTTAGCGATGTTGCCATTCGTAGAATGCGTCCATTGCGAGATGGCATAGGCTCTAAGCAGGCCGAATTCCCAGTTCGCAGGATCCGTCGTCACATCATGCAGGGCAACGTAGATCTTCCCGGCAGCTTTTCTCGATCCATATAGGAAGATCACATTCTTTGCCACGGATGGGAATGCTGGCTGAATCTCTACGGGGCCCCATCCCCAGATCGCCGGAATGATTGGCATCATCGGATATTTCAGACCCATCTGCCCGGCCATGATTGCGGCCTGTGATTTGGCCCGTGGGTTCTTGGAGCTCTCATGGAAGAATGGATGCCCGGATTCAAGGAACTGATTCACCGCCGTGTAATCGAAGCGGCCAATCCCGATCGGAATCACCTTGCCCTGGGTATCTTCGATCATGTTCCCGTCGGTCCCGCCATCGTCGTTGTAATCGAAGGTGCCGCTATCGATGACCTGATCCGGAACCGCAAGGTCTCCGTGATTGATGGCATATGCATCGAACTCTGCCTCTTGCTCGGTGAAACGCATATCGCCGATCTTGCCCATGAAGATCTGCTGCTGATACCACGTCGAGTCCGTGTTCGACTTGGCGGCACACCAGACGTAGAGGGTGCCAGAGTAGCCGCTGGAACCACCAAAGAGTTCCGATAGCGTCTTCATATTCCCGCCACCATCATTGTATGCGATGTTTGCCACATTGTCTCGACACGATGGATAGCGCATGGCCTCGCCAAAGTTCGCCACCGTCTGGTAGGAGATGGCGATCAGGCCTTCCTGCGCATAGCCCATGAACCCGGGATCTGTGCCGGGCACGGCGTTGGCCGCGTTTGCATCCCCGATGAAGACGGTAGATCCAGACGTGCCGCAGGTAATGCCAACGTAAAAGGACTCGCTTCTCGAGGGTGTTGCCGCCGCGCTGAAATCGGCATGGCTCGCACTGCCGAGAGCCGCGATGGCATCACCGGAGAAAGAAACTTGATTTGTTTTCGGTGCTGCAACATCCTGCCCGGCGCTACCGGAATCGTAGAAGTTCAAGAAGTCCCTGACGGCGACATTCTTCAGCGACGTGTCGATGTATGTGTCGCTGAATCCAAGCGAGTCATACACCTTGACCGTGATGATGGAGGTGTCCGTGTAGTATACGGCCACATGGATGAAATCAACTCGCCATTCCGGCGTGTCCAGATAGGATGAGGAATTTGCCGTGATGCGAACGACGAAGTTGGTTGAACTGTCGACTTGTGATCTGGTCCAGGTATGACCCCATGTATCCTGTGGACCACCGTAGTAAGAAGTCTCCTCGGCGTCCTCGAGCAGCACGCTGCCAGCCTTGTTCGAGGTCCAGCTCGTCCCACCATCCCATGAGAGTTCAATCAGAATCCTGCCCTTGTCGAGGATGGATCCGCCGGTCGTGTCGTGCCACCAGCCATCAGTGCGGACCCGGATACCAGTAATCGTGACGCCAGATGGGAGGCCAGAGAAATCGAAGCCAGAGTATTTGCATGTCGCGGTGTCTGTCTGGGTGCTGGCATAACCCCCACCATCGGCATATGCCCCGGTAGCCCCTGACCATCCAGCATCATTTGCGCTTGCGACCGATTCCAGGAATCCATCAATCATTAGCTGTTCCCGCAGGTGATCGTCATGTCGATGGTGACGCTCTGGGTCGATCCTTTCACAATCGCCGGATCGAACTCGTAGTAATTGAACATGGTCCCGCCGGAAGCCTCGTTGAAGATGGCTCCCTCGGTGATGGTCGCCCCTCCGGCGGGGACGCCGCTTCCGAATGTTGCCGTGAATAGCATGTCGTTGTCGTCGCCACCGGTTCCCTGGTCGAGGGTGGTGAGCGCCACGCGGGCGACCTCATTGGCCAGGGTGGTGCTCGCCCGCGTCTGGCCCGTACTGTCACCGATGGCCATGTGAGAAAGATCGCCACCGCTGTCATCCCTGTCTGTAAGACGGTCGGCTGCGAGGGCCTCCCCTGCCTCGGTGATGAAATTGGTGAAGAACCCCTCGTGAATCAGGGTGCCGTCTTCATCGAAGACACGCACCCGTCCCCGTCCCGTGAATCCGAGTCTCATCAGACGGCTCCCTTCAACGTCACGGTGATGTCATAGACGTTCGTCCCTGCCGCGACACTTCCAGGTGAACGAAGAGTGGAGTCGACCCTGGTTACCCATCCGTAGAAAACGTCCTGGCCATTAGGGGCCGACAGTGAATAGGTGCTGTACTCTGGCGGATACACAGCCACGATCCTGTTGGAGACCGTGAGCCATCTATCGAGATCGTCCGCAGATGCCCTGGAGAAACTCAGCGTGAGCTCGCCCTTCCGATATGAGTTCATCCTCACGGCATGAACCCCACCACCGGCGCTCTCTACGAACTGCACGTTTGGACTTCTCGTCTGTATCATCAGCGCATCGAGAGGCTGGGTGTCCAACTGATGAGCAATGCCCCAGTAGACGTAGCCGATGTAGAAGTTCCCGCCACTCCCACCGATCGTGAAGCTGTAGTACCTATACAGGCTCTCGGTAAAGAACAGAATGATGTCCCGATCTCCGCCGGCGAGCGTGTAATAGTTCGGAGAGCCAATCTGAGTCCACGGTCCGGTAGCCGAGGTGTCAGAGTACCAGAGATATATCGTGGACCATCCGGCGGTAACGAGGTTGTGATTGCAGATGCCGAATGTCGTGATCGTCGGCGTGGTTCCTCCGCCAAAATCGGCAACCACCCTCGGGGTTCCGGTGATCGTCGCGGACTTCAGCGTAGAAAGTGGACTGTCATTGTCGAGGTTCTCCGTCGGATGCCATGAGGCCTCAGTGAACCCGCTGTGTGTCCATGTAACGCCGTCCTGGAGGACTGAGTTTTTATCCAGAACCCCGATCTTTGTCAGTCCAGTGTATGACATTTCATCACCCGATTAATCCGGCCCTGACCAAATCCCTGCCGAGGGGCCCGGTGAGAAGCGATTTACGAACAGACTGCTGATCGAATGCGTAGATGTTGATGTTCGTCGGCTGTGGCTGGAATCCAGTCTTGTAGTTGGTGATCGGCGTCTGCTGCGTCGCGTTGAACCCAACTCCGGTGAGGGCAAACCCGATCGCGTTTCCGGCAGCAAGCGCGCCACCCGGAATCAGAGACCCCAGAATGGCTCTGAGGATTGCGAGCTTGACCGCCTGCCTGATCAGCTCACCGACAAAACTGATGAATGCATTCTTGAATGCTTCCATCTGGTTCTGTGAGCGGTCGAACCCGGCGATGATTGGATCTGCGATGAGGTTCCCGACAGCATCCAGCCCGCTGTTTGCCATGGACGAATAGATGTTTTCCACCATTCTCTCTACAGAGAGCTGGAGATCGTCCATGTTTTTCATGGCCTCTTCGACTTGCTGCCTCAGGATGTCGACGCGAAGCTGTAGCAACAGGTCCTTGGGGAACTTTGCTGCCTCGATTTCAATCTCCTGCAGCAGCGCCCTCACCTCGGTCCAGTTCTTGAGCTGGACCTGGAGTTGCAATATCTGGACTTTGTCCTGGAGGGTCTGCTGTTTGAACTGCTTGAAGTCTGCATCGAACTGAGCCCGCAGAAGCTTCACGAGGATATTGAATTCGACATCTCCAGAACTTTCCTTCGCGAACTGCTCGAGCTGTTTGAGCCGAGCTTCAGCCCCCTCGAAATCCTTGACGTTGATGTGGGCAGTGATCTCTGTGGACAGACGGTTCGCCATCTGATCGAACGTCTCCAGGAGTGGCCCCTGGATCTTGTAGAACTCGGCGGCTTGCTGCTGGAACTTCTCGACGTTCAAATCCAGCTCGACCGACTTTGGGGCTCTGGAAACCAGCTCGGTGTACTTGTCCAGTGCAGAGAAGACCGCCTCTGGATCCTTTGAGGTGAATGCCAACTGGACGATTTTCTCCTGAGCAGAGATCGCATCGAGGAGGTTCAGGGTGTCGACATATTTGTTCAGCGTCGGCATGAGGTTCTGTGAGACCTCTTGCTGCATGGCGCTGATCATGGCGATCTGCTGTTGTCCGGACTCTGTGTTCGCGTCCAGGTTCTCCTTCACCTTGGATATGTCCCTGGTCCACTGGTTCCATGCATCGATGGCGTCGCTCGGGTCGATGTTTTTGAGCCTGGTCATTCCATCGCCAATGAATTTCAGGAGTGCCGGGAGGGTGTCTGGCAACTTGAAATCGTCTGGCGTGATGATGTCGTGACTCTTGCTCTTCAGCTTGTCGATGAGGGAGAAGTAGGTCGTCTGGAGCTGACTCACCGTCTGCTTCTGGATGGCGATGTCGATGAAGACCTGACCCTTCTCGCCGGCCACGGTCTTCCGCAAGATGTTCAGGATGGCCTTGGCCTGGGCCACCTGGGCGGGGGTCTGGTCTCCGAAACTGAGCCCCTGGACGATGTGCTCCCTGATCTTCTGAACCGTGGCATCGATGTTGTTCAGATCGACGCTGCTCAAGGTCTGCTCGACAAAGGCTTCCAGCGGTTTGACGTCGAGTTTGTCGAAGGCATCCCGGAACCTCGTCCCGAGCCTCGCGGCCTGGGCGTCCACTTGTTCCTCGAGTCCGGAGAGTTCGGCATCGAAGGTGAGCAGGATCTTCTGCTTTGGTGTGGCGCGCTCCATCCTGAGCGTGTCGAGCAGATGGTCGATCTGTGTCTGAGACTGCTCGATATCGATGCCAAAGCGTTCTGCGAGCCCCTTCCTGATGGACGCATGAACCTCCCGCAGTTTTGTGATCCTCGTCTGCAGGAGATCAGCGGCCTTTGTCAATTTGTCCGCAGCGCCAGTATCTCCAGCTTGAGCCACATCGGTTGCGGAGGACCGGAGAGAATCCACGGCGTCTGCGAGGTCTGTGGCCCTGGAGTTCAACTCGTTGGCCCACTTGACCAGGAAGTCGATGTCCGTGGTCTCGGACAGTTTCGGCACAGCCTTGAGCATCTTATCGATGGTCGCGTTGAAATCTTCGCCCGTATCTTGCAGGTCCCTGACGAAGAAGCGGAGGTCTCTACCGGATGAGATTGCCCCAGGAAGCTCAGCCCCGAACTTATCCAACTCCTTGAAAAACTTGTCGAAATCCAGTTCCGGTGGACCGCCGCCGACGTCGATGTGCAGGAAGGCGGTGATCGCCCGCCTGAATTCAGCCATTTCTTTGATCCGATCGCGGATCCATGGGCCCAGACGATCGGTGATCGGTTTGCCGAGGACCTCGAGAAGCTGACGATATTCATTGCCGAGGGCTCTGATCGTTCCGGTGAATGTCCGGAGTTGGGACTCGGCTGCACCACCGAACTTGCGCTGGACGAACTGCAAAGCAGCGGCCCACCGCTCGGTCTTCGGGATCGAGTTGTCGATCACCAGACCGTACTTCCTGAGCTCGAAGGTGCTTCCCTGTGCAGCCTTGGCCATGATCAGAGCTGCAACCGGAAGTTCCCGCCCGAGGCCTGCCGCCAGGTCCAGAGTGGCTCTCGTGGCCTCCTTCAGACCCTCGCCGCTCAGGCGCCCGAGCTGGGCCAGGAGGGCAGAGGTGCGCAGGATCGCCTGGTCCGAGTAGATGGTCGTGGATTGCAGGGATTCTGCAAAGTTGGTGATCCCCCTCACGGCAGCGTTGCTGTAGTTCCCAGTGCTCTGGAACGCGATGGCAAGCTGGTTGATGGCCTGTTCCTGGTCCGCAGCGGCCCTCACAGAGGAGACGATGCCCTTTGCAGCCACTCCGATCGAAATGACCGCAGCGGCTGCGATTCCAGCAGCAGCAGCCACCTTCCCAAACCCGATACCCAGCGGGATCAGCGATGCCGACGCCGCGCCAGACGCGGCGGGAATCTTGGCTGCATCCTTCAGGAATCCGGCGAGAGGGGCATTGGAGGGGACCAGGCTCCCCACCCTGGATGCGATGCTGGAGATCGCGGTGGCTTGACGCTGCTGGATGGTCCTGAGCTTCGCGGCCTGCTTTTCAAGGGCCTTGGTATCCTCACTTGCACCCTTGGGGACGTTGGAGTTGTAGGTCACCTCCAGTCCCATAGTGTGTTTGCTGTCAGCCACGGGTCACCTTCTTTTCGCTCTGCTCGCTGCCTTTTTCTGTGCCGCCAGCACCTCTTTTTCGTGGAACTCGAGGCATTGGATGTCGAAGATCAGCAGCGAAACGTCGAATGGCCCGGGGCCATCATTCCTCGCCAGCATCACCTCGTGCGGCCACTTGCCGTACTCACTGGCCAGCCGGTGGCACATCAGATAGTCGTCCTTCGCGAAACCTTGGACGACCGAGGTCGTCTATATCTCCTCCGAAATTGGTGTTGGTGATGAGAACTTCGTTGGCGACCCGGTTGACGAAATCAGAATCAAAGTAGTCGAAATCTATCAACCGCAGGAGGGTGCGCTCCGGTTTCTTCCCGTCTGCCGGAAGATCCTGTGGAGTATCGGCATCCTCGTCATCTGTGAGTTCGATGTCGATCCACACCTCTTCGCCGTCTTCTATGGTTCTGATGGCAAAGATGCTGCGGATCAGAACCGAGCATGCCCATCGGTAAAGCTTCAAGGCCTCGTCTTTGGGCACATCTCGCTCGAGTCCTGGCTGGGCAATCGGAATACCACCGACACCATCGAGGCGGTTCATCAGTTCGCCCGGGACGACAGGCCGGCATTTGATTTGTGCCGGCTTGCCATCTTCGAGCACGACCGGAAGATCGATGATGATCGGTTGCTTGCGGCGTTTCAGCTCCTCTAGGAATCCCATCCTTGGCTCCCATCATGTGCAAGTGAACGTAGGAATCACAGCGGCCCGGTTTGGAACCGTGCCGTTTTCGAGCCGGAACTGGATCTGATCGCTGACGTCGAGATCGGCATCCTGATTTGTCACGGCGAAAATACATTCGAACGTCTGGCCAGCCGTTGGATCGATGAGATCACAGGCAGTGCCATCTGTCTCGGCCTGTCCGAGGTTGGAAGTATAGAAATCCTCGCCAGACATCAGCTTCGTACAGTCACTACCGTCGGTGAGCCCAGACGTGGTGTTCATCTGAACCACGGAACTTGCCCCAGTAACGTCATTCCACGTCCCGGATCCGTTCAGGTCATACTGCAACTTTTGGCTGATGTTGGTGCATGTCCCCCAGGCTTTGACCAGGAATCTGATGCGATAGCTCAGTGTCTGAGCCCCGGAAGTATCCTGGTTCTGCCCAGCCAACTGGGCCGTCGATGTCTCGTCGCCAGTCTCCTGCAAGAACCAGTACCCCATGGTCTCCATGACATTCGGGATACCAGCCGGGGCGGTAATGCTCCCGTGTGGCTCCGTCGAAAACCGCCTGAAGTTCGAGGTGTCGGTATGTGGGGTTTCTCCGCCGTTGTAGTCGTAGGTCGTGCCGCGCTGGTTTGTCACCTGAACAATGACCGCAGCCTTGTAGTCACGGTTGCTGACATTGTGGAATGCCCACTTGCGATACGCCTGAGTCGTCCCTGTGCGCCGCATGTAGGACATGCGCCCGCGTCCAGAAGCACTGATGATGAGAGCGTCATTGCTCTCGATCGGTGCCTCCGCAGCCGTCCAGATCACGTCAGGGACCGTGAAGTCCATGAAGTAATTGCTGGAGGTGTTGTAGATGATCCGAATCGCTCTGCCGGTCGTGCCGGCATTGAACAGCGCCAGTGGGTTGTTCGTCACGTATCCGGACCCGGCTACGAGCGGAGTCTCCATGTCGAAGGTCACATCGTAGGCTCCGGTGAATCCGGGCTGCTGTAGGTTCGTACTCCCGAGTTCCGTCAGGAACTGCGGAGCGAACTCATATGGCTTGTCCATCGTCAGGCTGAAGCTCTGCAGCGTCACATCTGTCGGTGCCACATCACCAGAGCCTTCGAGCTTCACCGCAAAGAGATCGCGGATGCCAACGATCTTGCGCTCCGCTTCATTCACCGTCTCGACGCTGACCGTCGTGATATCGATTGGATTGGACGGTTTCGACATCCATCTCCATGTGATTGTCGGAGATGTGTCGGCTGGCTGCGTGAGGGTGAAGCCGGTGATCTGGACACCCTCATACTGTTCGCACAGGGCGTCCGTGGCCGCACTCTCACCAGCCTTCATAATCTGGAAAAGCAGCCCCTTCCCGCGCCCACCGTAGTTCGCGTAGTTGCGTTCTAGATAGGACTGTGGAATGAACTGGTGTGTGATGAATCCGATGGCGCTTCCGGTGAAGATGTTGATGCTATCGAACATCACCTCGGAACCCATGGCGTGCCGCATGAGCAGCCAGAACCAATAGGCTCCGATGTCCAGCCGAGTCGTGAACTCTCCGGTCGCGATGCGACTGGCTGTCTCAGTGCCGGGGTTTCCGCCAGAGGCCGAGATCTCCTCCGGCACCGGGATGGTCTCGACTTCATCCGCATCCCTGGCCGAGACCAGAGGAATGCGGAGCCAAGAACCCCCGAGAGCCGAGGTCGATCCCCAAGAAGAGACCTCCGCGATCTGGATTCCGCTGACTGTGGAGTTTCCGTATACGATCGACATGGCCGCTCCTTACAGGCTGCTATAGGCAGAGTTGCCAGCCCCGGCGCCACCATCGTCTCCATCTACGAAGGTCATCAGTCTGAGCTCCGTTGGAGTCGCTGCTGCCGGAATCGTGGCGTGACCCTCCCTGTAGGTGGTCATGTATGCCCGCCCGGTGAGAGAGAGGTTGATCTGACCTGCGTCTGAGATCGGGGCCTCTCCGGTCTCCCAGGTGAGGGCCGGAAGATCGATGCGGAATCCGCGTGGATATGTACCGCTGGGGACCAGCAGGTTGTCGTTGAACACGATGTTGATCGCGCTATTGGTGTTGTTCAGGAACTCGTAGTACGGATACCCGGTCGATGCCGTTGCGATCCGTTCCAGGTAGCTCTCCAGAGAGAGCGTCACTTCTCGTGTCCCTGTGATCCCCGGCTTATCCACCGTGTCCGGATCCGTGATGAAGTTCGACCCGAGTTCTACCTTCTTGTCGACGTCGACAGTGAAGCTCCGAATCGGGAGAACATCACCAACGGAAGCAGTCGGGTAGTCATAGGTTTGCGAACCGGTCTTGATCTCGACCAGCTTCCGCGTGCTGCTGTCATAGACGAGATCGCGTGCCGTGAAGGCCCGGCTTCCGCCACCTGTCGTAACCAGCGTTCCGCTCTGATCTGGAGCAGCCTTCGCCGCCAGGAACCGGAACGTCATCTTCATCACGTCGCCCTCGGGCTGCTCGATCGTGAAGCCGGTAATGATGCATCCGGCATAGACCTCACGCAGCCCGGCGGGGGCATCACCGCTCTTGTAGTGCCTGATCGTGAGACCGATTGGCAGAGAACTGAACGTGTAGATGTGGGATGCGCCGTTTGTCTCGCTCGTGCCAGATCGATCGATGTGCGTGGTCGTCACGACATCTTCCGCACCCATGGCATGGGCGAGCAGGATATTCCAGGCGACGCTATCGTACCGAGGAATGACCGTGAACTCCCCAGTGCTGAATGCACGGCCAGTCTCGATGCTCTCTCGCCCACCGTAGGAACCGAACTCTTCCACGTCAGTGAAGGAATCTCGCTCGACGTGGAAGCTATCAGTGACGATGGCGAGCGTGTAGTAGGTGCCGGTCGAAGCGACACCCCACGTACTTTCCTCGCTGATTTCGATTCCGGTGTTTGGACCGGATCCGTACACCAGAGCCATGATCCCTCCTTAGATCTCTGACCCGTAATTGAAGTCGTAGATGCACTCCAAATGCACTGTGGTTCCAGCCCACATTTGCTCGAAGGAGTAGGTCGGAGGCTCGATCAAAGAAATCCTCGAGTCCACCACGGCTCCGGAAAGCGTCCTGTTGCTGCCCAGCGCAAGAGACACGTCATGGAGCAGATCCTCTAGCTCCTGAACCAATGTCTCCGTAGTCTCATCTGCAACGATGAGATCTATCAGAATCACAAACTGACCCTGCATGAGGGTTCCAGGAGAAACCTCATGCCTTGCGATGTCTTCATTCCCCGCATGCACCCACGCAAACGAGGTTCCCATCTCCATCATTTCCGAGCGCCCAATCGAGCGCATGGTCGCAGCCTCGCCAAGAGAAAGTGTCCTGAAGTAGGTGGAACCAGCCGTGATCCCACGAAGGATCGTGACCGTGTTCTCCATCGCCGTCTTCCTCTTGCTATCTGTTGGCACTTGCTCCCGTCCTCTTTGCTGCGAGCTCGCGTCCCCGGATGATCTGGAGCGCAAGTGTGTCCAACTGTCGAATCACCTCTGGCTCTGCCAGACGAATCCCATCCGAGAAGTAGTGCGTGGCTTTGACGTTCTGGTCCCTGAAGTACGATGGAACCTGTTTCCCGCCCTTCGTCACGTAGCCGCGCACGAACTGGTATTCCTTGTGCCCGAACTCATGGATCCGCGCATAGGGAAGCATCCCGGGATGCACGAGGTATCGATTCCTTCCGGCACGTTCATAGCGCCATGCATCCCGGAGCTTCCCAGATCTCACCTTGAGCCGCTGACCGCTCAGCATGTTTTTGGTGATGAACTCGTGATATGTCTTCGCGGCTCGCTTCAACCATCTCTCACTGTTTCCAAACTGTTCACGCATTCTGTTGAAATGCGCGATCACCTTGCTCGTTCCTGTCAGCCGATAGGTCACACGCGGCGCCACAAATGCTGGCGGCAACCCGCCGATGTCTCCACCAAATGAGAGAAATCTTGTGTCGCTAGAGCCCAAGACCCTGCCCCACTCTCTCGTAAGATCTGATCGTCATCAGCGCAGATGCGGGAATCTCGCTTTCCCTGTATTGCCAGGAAGAAGCATCCGCCGTTTGTGCGATGTAGTCGTGACGCTTGTCCAAATAGCGGCTGTATTTCACGGCGAACCATTGGCAGACAGCATCTTCCAGATCTTCTGGAACGGAGGAGTAGCCCGCCTCGAACACCGCCCTGATGTTGTTGACCCCCTCGGGAAACCCGTTCCACTTGGTGAGGAAAATGATTCCTTCGTCTGGGTTCCCATACCAATCTGAATCGGCGTAGGCGTAGTCCTCGTGCCAGGTGTTGTCTTTGTCCTCCACATAGCCCCAAGACAGAGCCACCGTGGATGTGACGAACGGCCACTGCGGCAACATCATCGATCGCTGCCCGGTCCCATCGAGCAGATAGGTATACGGCGAGCTTGAGATGAATTTGATCATCCGATCGCCAAGCAGCGAATAGAGCTGGCGGTGCGTCGAATCAAGAAGGCTCTGGATGAAGGTGTCGTTGTCCGACGTCAGCTTCTTGATATAGCTCTTCGCCGCGGCCAAGGAGACCAGCTCAAGATTCGTTGCGTTCACCGTAGGGCCACTGAGCTTGATCATTCGTACATCCACTGTCCAGTGATCTGATACTCGTTGGAGTTCGCCCCGGTGAAATGGACCACGAGCTGAACCCCGACCCATCGAAATGGAAAGATCAGCCCATCGGTTCCACCGGAGAACCTGATCATCCTGTAACCAAAAGTGCGCGGAGTCGTGAGCTGGAGGTTCGCGAGCCAAAGGTGACTTGGTTGCGAGATCCCTGAGGTCCACGTTGATCCACCAGACAAACAGTTGATAGCCTGCTCGCCGCTTCCTAGAACCATGTAGTCGGCGGTCAGCTCTTCGGATGAAGAGAACCCCATGGCATGAACATCAAAATCATCGATTGTTCCGACCGCCGTTCCTACCTTGATCTCTGCCTTCAGGAGAAGCGCACATCTGTTCATCCTCAAGAGATCGTCGGATATGATCATCTTGGTTGGATCTGAAGCCCCGGATGTTCCGTTGTCGATCATCGTATCGCCGGTGCCCTTCAACACAAAGCGATACTCGGCAGCGGTGCCTTCCAAATTGGTTCCGGACCACGCATATTTCTTCCCAAGGTTGACGCCCATGTCTCACTTCCCCTGGACCATGATGTCTCGCGGCGACATGCCCGGAGCGAGCTCGAAGATGCGACAGCGCCGCAACGAGGCCTCGGACCTGAAGTGTTCGCACTCCTCTGGCGTCACGCGGGTGTATGTGTAGAGAGGAACTTTCTTTCCCCTCATCCCAGGAATCATCATCCCGCCGATATCGGTGAGGCCCTTTTCCGGATAGACGAGAATCCAGAACTTTCCGTCGTCTTCGCGGTTCTGAACCTCTTCGCGTGAATCCGCCATGCTCCCAGTGCGCAGCTTTTCTTTCGTTTGCATTTCCCCGTAGGGGGGGGCCCGATTGCCCCCCCCATCCTCCGTTTCCCCATCAGTCGACAGTGTTGTAGATGCAGACTCCCGGCCAGGGGCCATCGTCGTTGGTGAACGTGGCCGCTGGAATCGACTGGAAGTCTCCGCGATTGTCGGCCTGCAGGATCGTGAATAGCTTGGGCGCCCAGCGAGTCGACTCCATGGTCGTTCCGCCGAACGTGCCCCAAACAAACTGATCCGGTCGCCACAAGAACGCACAGGCCTTGTTTGCACCAGTGCCGTCGATCGTGGCATGCACGCCCTTGGTAGAAAGCGTCGTCGGAATGACGTCGCTCACGTTGATGGCGTATCCGTAGATGGCGCCCAGGGTGCCGCGCAGATAGGTCGCGAAGTTTCCAATGTCCGTGACCTTCTGGAAGGCGCTGCTCTGCACCATGCGGTAGTACTGAGGAATCGTGAACGTGAAGACCGCGTTCGACGGATTCGTCCAGTACTTTCCGCCCATCTTGATCGCCGTCTCGAGATCCGGGTTGACGGCCAGACCATCACCGCCGGCATCGACGCCAGCCTCCAGTGTGTAGTCCGGAGTCGTTTGGATCTGCTGGTGCCCGATGGTCCGATACCGGATACCGTCCACGGCCAATCGCGCATGGTTGGTGTCCTGGAGCTGGTCCATCTGGTTCGCCGTGTCGAGGCTGTGCCCGTTCAGAATCGCATCGTCCCAGGCTCGAGCCATGTTTTTCGCAAGCTCGTTCCTGAGGAATGGGATCATGGGGACAATGAGATCCTCGCTTGCATCATCGTTCAGCAACAGGAAGCTGAGCATGTGCTCGACGTCGAATTGGGTGTAGGCGATCGTCGGCTTCTGGAAGAAGCTCGCGTCCGGCATCAACCCAGAGGCTCCGGTGTAGCTCTGCGACGGAATCTCGATGTTGCCAGAACCCGTCGAGGAGCTTCCGCCCCAGACACCCTGGGTCAGTCCGGTGAGCCGAGGCATCTTGTAGGATGGACGCGGGAGCGTCATCTTACCGACGTTCTGGGCCACCGTCAGGTTCACGTAAATCTGGTCCAGCAACTGGGCCGAGACCTGGGTGAACGTCAGGTTGTCGAATCCCTGCGTGGAGTTGCCAGGGTAGATCAGCTCGTTGGCGCGCTCTTCCGAGGGCTTCGTCATGGCGATCTTCAGCAACTGTCCGCTGGCCGGATTCAAGAACGCTTCGACGTCCTTGATGTAGCCGAACCGCTTCAGAGCCTGGGCCCATTCGCGGGTCTCGGGATGCTTTGCCATGATCTCGATGGAGACGGCCTGATCGTTCTTGTTGCGAAGGAGGTTGTAGCGGATGACCGCTGCGTCCGTGAGGTTCTGCACGTACTTCATGCTTCCCTCATCACGGGTCCCCTTCACATAGGGATGATTGGGCGACGTATCCATCATGCGCTGGAAGTTCACAGGACCAGCGGCACCGTGCAGAATCCCATTACTGAACATGCGATCGTCAGAGTCGGGATCCGCGCTCAGCGGTGCGCCATCCGGATAGGGCTGACGCAACGCTTTCACTTGTTCCTGAAGTCCAAGGATTGTCGCCTCGAACTTTTCGAGGGTCTCCTTGTTCTCGGCGTCACGAGCCTCGCCACGCTCCTGGGCTGCACGGAACTCTTCACCCTTGGCGCGGACGAAATCGGTCGCTTCCGCGAGTTTCTTCAGGACAGCTTCCTTACCGTCCATCGTTGGACTCCTTTCCTGTCATCCTCTTTTGCGGAATTACCACGTCCGCAATGACTCCGTGAGGCCCGACAACGCGGCCTCCAACTGCTGCCACTCCTCGTCTTCTCGCTCTATCACGGTGTCCAGGGTGAAGCGCACAGGCTCCACCATCTGCATGGGCGGCCTCGACCGACCATCCAGAATCATCGACCTCGCAAACGAAAAGGTCGTCTTCTCGTTGGCTGGAACTGTGACCACGGAAATCTCCATGAGATCCGTGACCATGAGCGTCGGAGGGTCGCCTTCTTTTTCCGCGTCCCTCTGCTCGGCGTCGAACCCGATCGAGAACCCATTCACGATCCCCTGCTGGATGAGCTTCCGAATGTTGTCCACGTTCCATGTGGTCCCACTGAAGCCAAGCGCGATGGGAATCTCGAAATCCCCGCCGAGCTTCGCCTCGATCAACAGTTCGTCCTCTCCTCGAGTGAGATTCGTCACCCGTCCGATGGGTGCGTTCCAGTCGTGGTTCCAGAAGAGCGTCCGGGTCGTATACCGCTTGGTAGAGTTCCACAGCGACTCTTGATCGATGAATGTGCCCTTTCGATCGAGGTTGCCAGCGGAAGCTACGCCGCGAATCACAAAGTCTTCGCCATCCTGGCCCGACGACTTGATCTCGGCCAACGCCCTGCAGCGCACCTTGTTCATGCCGTCCTCCGTTTCCTTACCTGTTCATCGAGGCGCATTCGGATGCGTCTCTCCATCCCTTCCAGGAATTCCTTCGCGGAACTCTTCACGACAGCCTCGTTAGTCGCGAGGAATCCATCGCGGCGAACCCACGCATCGTCCCTGTCCAGGAAGTCGCCCACCTCTGCCAAAGCGGTGCATCGACAATTGATCACGTCGGCACCAGTGATGGCCCCGTCCGCATCGCCAGGGAAGCGCAAAAGAGCACCGGAAATCGGATCGCGAAACTTGGCCTCTTTGGGAACCACTTGGTCGTCCAGGCCAATGTGGTCAGCTCGAAGCTCCCCAGTCTCTGGACCGCGAACCCGATCATCCCGTTCCGTGACCCAGCGTTTGTGCGTCGTATCTGGGTCTGCTAGCATGGCGAGGTACGCCCCACCCTCGGATGCCTGATGCGCCTCTGTCCTGGCGATGCGGTCGAGCTCGGGATCCGCAAGCCTCTTCTCGAAGACCCCGGCCAGCATCGACTTCACTTCTCTGATCGGCAGGCCGTCAGAGTTGGCCTGCCGGATCACACTGCGAACCATCTCGACAGTCCTGTCGGTGACACCGTTCCCGAGCCGAATCGTCTGAGCATCAACGAATCCAATGAACTCCGGATCGGTGTCCTTGATCCTGTCCTTCTTATTGTGGATCCTGAGCCAGTTACTGATCGCACCGAGAACCAGAACATGCACGATCGGATTGAACCGACGTCGCGCTTTGTCCTTTTCTCCAGGCTCATCAATGATGTCGTCCTCATCGAGGAGAAGATAGATTTCATCCTCGGTGAGGACGTCTCGGTGCATCGAGATCACTGCCGACTTCTGCTTGTTGTCCTGGGGCCCCGGATCCTTTGGATCCTCCGTCGGATTTGGATCTTCCTGATCCGCCGGGGCCGCGCCAGGAGCCATGCCGGGTGGAACTACTGGGTCTGGCTCTTTCCCAAGCTCTTTGCCGTTCCAGTAATGCTTCTGCATGTACTCTTCGCCTGTCGGATCGAAGCCCATGTTTTCTCTGGCTTCATCCGGTGTCACGATGGCGTTGCGGATGAGAATCTCGTTGTGCTGCGCCATCTCGTACCGGGAGAAGGCGAGCGCGGGAACGGCAGAGTAGTCGTACTCGAACTCGAGGTTCGGCTCGCTCTCCCAATACCTGGGCAAATAGATGTCGTTCAGATAGGAGAGCACCAGTCGATGCCACGCGCCGAGCACCTCCATGTAGTAGTCCCGCGTCTGTTCTCTGCTGTTGCTCCGGAAGGAATCGCTCCAGTCGGCAAGCTGTGACGGAGGAACCCCGAACGCCATCGCATAGGTGGCGCGAATCCACTTCAGTCCAGCCAGGTACGCGATCTCGTCTTCAGTGGCCCGGGGGACAATGGTGATGCCCCAGCGTTCACCGTCTAGGATCAGCGGTTCATAGACATGGTCTATGCCCGACATCTTCCTTTTGATGTAGTTCTTGAGCTCTTCTTTGCGCTCCGGGCCACCTGTGACGAGCTGTTCGCTCTGGAGGATGAGATTGGGCGTCACCTGATTTTTGAAGCGATTCCACTGGAATCGCTGCATGCTGCGCTCCAGGTTGATGTAGAAGCGAAGCGGATCGAGAGGCGACTGCCCGATATATGGCTTGTGCAGGTTCTTCGTCTTGATGTGAATGATCTCTTCTGGCTTGTACTCGATCGGATCATTCGTCCCGCTGCCGTTGTCCCAGATGTATTTTTCTACGATCTTGGTGGGATCCTTCGACCCCTTCACCTTCATCTGATGCGCCGGGGTCCGGATGAGCATCGTCGGGACTCCACCGGGCGCCGTTTTTCGATCTGTCCAGGAGTAGTGATTCCCGTAGACCAGGAGGTCTGTGTAGATCGTCTCGTGGTAGCTGAACGAGGAATCGAACTTGTTGGGATGCTTCAGAAGGTTCAGAGCTGGATGGTCGAAGATCTGGGTCCGCTTCTTCCCATTGGCGCTCTTGCGCACTAGGACCAGCTCGACGCCGGCGGCGTCCGTCGCGATCGTCTGGACCACGCGATGGAGAGTCGGATTGTCCCGCTCGATCTCACCTAGAGGCCCAGCGTCAACCGGAGGCTCTTCCATGGCCTGGAAAAGCCCAGCCAGGACTCCG